TTATTTGACCTTGCTGCTCAACGTGTCGATGCTTCGCTTGAGGTCACTAATCGTACGGTTCTGATCACTGACATCGCTTTTCAGGCGGGACAGTTCACTGGAGCTGGAACTCGAATTGGAATTTGATTTGCTTTTCAAGTCTTCCACTTCGCTTTTCAGCTTGTCGATGGTGCTCTTCTGATCTGCAACCGTACGCTTCAGGTCCGACAATTGACTGTCACTGGCGCTTGAGCTTGACCCGTCCTTACGCTTGAACTCGTCGAAATAGCGCGCCTGCTCTTGCAGCTTGCTGTTCAAGCGCAGCAACTCCTGGTGATCACTTTTCTGGCCGTCCAGCAGCTTTTCAAGATCGCCCACGCTAAACGCGGTGGTAGACAACACGCGCTTCGCGCCCTCTGATGAACTGGTCGTGAGCTTATCGCCACTGCCTGGTCCGAAACTTCCCCACTGCACCTCACTTCCCGCCTGCGCCGTATTTACCCCTGTGGCGACCAACAGCCCGATTACGCCTGCAGCAATCATCCAAGAAGGCTTGCGAACACTGAGCATCAACTGATTCCTTTCCATAATGCCGGGATGGCATATCGCTATGACTGCGATTACCAGACCTTGTTCCCGCGCCTCCAGGATGTTTCGCAACAGACTAAAAATCGCCTGTAGATCACTGATCTACCGGGCTTTTTCAGGCAAGCTTTTGTACAAGAAAGGCACCCTGTGACCTTGCATCGAAGCGCCCAGGTCTATATATTCCCAACCCTGCTACACCGCGCTACCGCCCGAATGGCGAAACTGGTAGACGCATGGGACTTAAAATCCCCCGCTCGTAAGGGCGTCCCGGTTCGATTCCGGGTTCGGGCACCATACATATCAAGGGCTTGCATGATGAATTTCATGCAGGCTCTTATCTTTTCCGCTTCGCAATTTCCAAGCTTGCTCCGCAATTCCCATCTCCGGCGTCCTGCCGACCGAATACAAACTCCCCAACTAACGCCGACTGCTAAGCTGTTCACTCAACCAGAGGAACACCGATGCCTAACTCAGACCTAATGCCCTCCCTTCTCTCCAAGCTCTACGAAAACCAGCTGGCTCTCGAATCCGCGATCATGGAGATTTCAAACTGGGTCGAGCAGCGCGGCTCAGCCGAAGTTTCCGAAAACGTGCGCGGCGCACTGCACACCATCGACGCTAATGAGGACTTCGTAAAGCTGACCTTGGCAGTGTTGATGGCGCCTGATTAAGACAGCACTGCAGCTCGTCGCCTCGAATAGCGCCATGCCCCAACCTCGATTACTGTGCATGCATACAGTATTCGGAATAGCCACCATGGACATTATTGACGAAGACACCTTCGGGTGGCTCGGGCTTCCTACGCCTCTCGAAATGTACAAGCAGCATTGCCTGTTGCTTGAAAACGAGATACGGGAATTGAACTCGCATCTGCGAAAAGCGCGAGCAGACGTTTTCTGCATCAGCCAGACGCTGCTGGAAACTCAGGCTAAGAACGCTGAGTTTTCTGGATACCTACGGGAAAGAGGTGCCGAAGCGGCGGTTATGCGCAAACAGTTAGAAGAGCTCACCACAGCGAACAGAATAGGCAAGCGAGAATTGGACGAACTGCGCAGGATCGTAAATGAAATGAGGCCTCGCCCAACCACGATTGTCTAAGCTCAATTCAACATTGAGGAATAACCATGTGTGGAAGACTGACGCAGTACCGGGGAATTCACGACTTCGTTGCGGCGCTGAGCATGCCCAATGCTCTGGCGAACTCTGTGGGCGAATTGCCCCTAGAGCGCTACAACGTCGCCCCCACAACTCAGGTCGCACTGCTCCACATCCAGGGCGAGCTGCTACTGGCCGATCCGGTGCGCTGGGGTTGGAGGCCGCATTGGGCCAAAGACCGCGCCGCGCCGATAAACGCGCGCGTCGAGAAGGTTGCTCACGGTCCATTCTTCCGGGCGATATGGCCGCATCGGGCAATCACGCCAATCGATAACTGGTTTGAGTGGGTGGATGAAGGCGGACCGAAAAAGCAGCCCTACCTGATCCGACGGCGGGATGGCGCACCATCACTGTGCGCAGCCATTGGTCAACTGCCTGACTCCGATGAGGGGCCGGGCGAACATGACGGCTTCGTGATCATCACCGCCGACAGCGCAGGTGGAATGGTGGACGTGCACGACCGGCGACCCGTTGTGCTGACGCCGGAATTGGCGCGTGAATGGCTTGACCCGGCCACACCCAAAGAGCGAGCCGAGCAGATGGTTCTGCACCAAGGCGAACCGTCAGAGGTCTTCGAGTGGTTCAAGGTCGACACAGCCGTTGGCAATGTGCGGAACAAAGGGCCGGAGTTAATTCAGCCCATCACTGCGCAGTAGCCCTGAAGTAAGCCTGGCAAGCTCGGAACGAGGACGCGGCAGAGCCTGGAATAATTTGCGCCGGCTTTTGCGCGCCGCTGTCCAGGGCTCCTGTTCCATCTTCTTTACATGGATTGAGGGCATTTTTTCATGCCCTCCGATGCAAAAGTCCAGGCACCCACTGGCTACCAGCTCATGATCGCCAACTCGCCAGTCACAGCGGCAGATGCCTTCCTCGGGTTGGCCGTGGTGTAACGAATATCCATCGCCTCCACGCGAAACCCCTCAAACACCCGCCGAATATCTGGGTGATCATTGATGCTCACCATTACCTTGCCTTCGCAGCTGCGCATGAACTCTGCCATGCGCTCGTATTCCTCGAAACCAAACTGGCCACCATACCCAGCGGTCTGCCAGTAAGGTGGGTCCATGTAATGGAAGGTGTGCGGCCGGTCGTATTTAACTGCGCACTTGAGCCAGGGAAGGTTTTCAACGTACGTGCCAGAAAGCCGTTGCCAAGCCTCTGACAAGTTTTCCTCGATCCGAAGAAGGTTGATAGGTCGGCCCGTGGTCGCAGTGCCGAAGGTTTGCCCGGTGGTTTTGGCGCCGAAGGCGTGCTGCTGGAGATAAAAGAACCGCGCAGCCCTCTGTATGTCCGTCAGTGTTTCCGGCACAGCCATTTTCTGCCACTCGAAGATTTGCCGCGAGCTGAGCGCCCACTTGAACTGGCGAATGAATTCCTCGAGGTGGTGTTGGACGACACGGTACAGGTTAATCAGGTCGCCATTCAGGTCGTTAAGCACCTCGACTTTGGCGGGCTGCTCGCGCTTGAAGTACAGCGCCGCGCCGCCAGCGAAAGCCTCAACGTAGCATTCGTGATCAGGGAACAGCGAAAGCAGGCGTTTCGAAAGGCGGCGCTTGCCGCCCATCCATGGAACGATTGGGTTTGTCATTTGCAATCCTTTGCAATGGGCTTTGGTGGTGGTTCCTATTTGCAGCTGATCGTCCGTAGCTGATCAAGCCGCGTTGTAAAGCTATGGCTCATCATTTAGAGGCGAATACCCCAAGTCTGGTTAGCGATAATCGTCATCTCTTACCGTCTGTCGTCGATCACTCAAGTGAATGGCTATCCGCGCTGATACAGATAATGGTCCAGAAATTTCTGGGGTTCAGGACAATCCATTAACGGTAGGCGCTTTATGAACCTTTTGCGTAACACTAAACTCGGGCCCAGGATGGTCACCGCCTTCGCAGCGTGTGCTGTAATTACTTTACTTGTAGGGTTGGTAGGTCGATCGGGGATAAATACGCTTAGCGATAGCCTTGACGGTGTTATATCTAACAACCTCGTATCAGTATACAAAACAAGCAACGCTCGGGCAAACGCTATTGCCCACTACCGGGACATACATCGTGCCCTTTTGTTAAAATACACTAAAGCACCAGCCTCTCAATACAACGATACTGTAAAGTCCATAACAGATAACCAGAAAGAGGTAGAACAGCTTTTCAATGAGTATCGTCAGACACCGCTTGCTGACGATGAGAGAGCGGCCGGAGACAAATTCGAAAAAGACTGGCCAACTTACATTCGCATTTCAGATCAAATAATTTCTCTAATAACCCAGGGGAATCTTGATGGCGCTGCGGAGCTTCTGGACAAAGAAGGAGTGACTGCTTATAACACTGTAAATGATGAATTAAAAATTATCGTAAAATCAAATAACGACCAGACTGGCCAAGCGGCCGAAAGCGCAACACGCTCAGTATCCCAAGCTATTTGGAGCTTGGGCATTGGTGTCGTAATAGCTTTCATTGCAGCCATAATGCTAGGTATTTTGATCACGCGCTCTATCACCAGGCCACTTTCCAGCGCGCTTAAGAGTGCAGAGCAAATAGCCGATAGAGATCTGTCAAGGGTAGTAATAGTTGACGGGCGTGATGAGGTCAGCGATTTGATGGTCGCCCTTTCCAAGATGCAGAAAAATTTAAAAGATACTGTAACAGAAATCGGAAGCGCAGCAGATCAACTAGCATCAGCATCTGAAGAGTTGAATGCAGTTACTGAAGAGAGCTCGCGAGGTCTGCTACGACAAAACGATGAGATTCAGCAAGCTGCTACTGCGGTTAACGAAATGACCGCAGCCGTTGAGGAAGTCGCTCGCAACGCGACGGGCGCTTCCGAAGCCTCGGAGCAGGCAAGTCGTAATGCTATTGAAGGACGAGATCAAGTTAGAAATGCAGTAACCTCTGTCACCGCAATGGCAGATGAGATCTCTAGCTCTACAGAAAAAGTAGAAAATTTGTCGAATCGTATAAGTGAAATCACGAAGATTCTTGATGTAATAAGGGCCATCGCGGAGCAAACAAATTTGCTAGCCCTTAATGCTGCTATTGAAGCGGCCCGAGCGGGGGAGCAAGGAAGGGGCTTTGCTGTAGTGGCAGATGAGGTACGTGCTCTTGCTCACCGCACTCAAGCATCCACTACAGACATCGAATCTATGATGAAGCAGGTCAGAACCGGTGCTGACGAAGCAGTGATGGCAATGGTCAAGAGCAAGCATTTAGCATCAAAAACTCAAGCGGAGGCCATCGAAGCAGGTAACGCTCTTAATCGCATTACTGACGGAGTATCAATTATCAATGAAAAAAACATGGTTATTGCCAGCGCTGCTGAAGAGCAAGCTCAGGTAGCGAGGGAGGTAGATAGAAATCTGGTGAACATTCAAGACCTCTCAACTCAGACAGCAACTGGAGCGCACCAGACCAATGCATCAAGCTCTGAACTGTCCAGGCTTGCAAGCTCATTTGGAGTGCTTATAGGAACTTTTAAAATCTAGATTTTTTTTAGTTCTCTAGCCGTGTAGTTATTTTTTTGGAAAGCCCATTTTTTCCAATAGCTTAGGTACGAGGTATTTATTACTCGCTACCTTGGCAAGAGATGGTAGCAATCAGTTCATTATCGTTGTTTTGCTGCGCGTGGCGCAGCATTTCAACCTGATGCTGAATCTGACCATGGCGCGAGATCTATCAGTCAATCGCATGGTCGTAGACCGCGACAAACTCACCAGATAATCGCTGCAACGTTTGCCATCAGCGCCAAATCAAACCCACCAAGCTCAAGGGCGTCATGCCAGCACTGCCAGCGCTTTGTCGTACAGCGACCGGCGATCTGCCAGGCCGTTGATGCCGCCATTGATTCGGCGTGTAATTTTTACGAACTCCCCTTCGTCAGCGATGGTATTCAGCCCTCGCGTCGACCAGAACCAAGCCGCCGACATCGCAGCATGCTGCGGCTGCTCGAGCAGTTCCGGGTGATTGACCAAGTCCAGACCCATCGCTTCGCCGCAAGCGGCGTAATTGGCGCGCCCGGTGATCTGGATCAGGCCACGGCCACGGTACTTGGAGCCGTCACCCTTTACGGTATTGCCCAAGTCCTCCCGGCCCTCGTATCCAAGCTGCTGGGCGGTTGGCCCCCAAATTTCCCGCACGTAACGCAACTGGCCAGACTCGTGGCCGATCTGCGCAATGAACGCCGACGCGCGCGCCGTTCCCACAATCGCGTAACGGTTCATTGCCGCGTTTAGAGCGGATACAAAAACGCCGGCTTGGCGGCCGGCGTTCGGGAGGATCTGCAGCAACTGCTGCTCGGTGATCGGCATGGCTTTCTCCAGGCGAAAAAAAACCGCTCGGCGGCGGGTGTTAGTGCAAACGCTGGCTCTACTGTGGAGCCTCGGGCCACTCAATGGCCTGCGGGTAACCGGGCTGATCGGGCAGGCGGTTGAGTGCAACACGAAACTTCTTCCAGGATGTCAGCAGTGCCAAATCTGCAGCAGTCGCGTCGTCAACATCGACCGCGTCCTGCAAAGGCGCGATTGCGTGGTCAGCGGCCGCGCGCAAACGATTGATCTCAGCGTGCGCCTCCCCCATCGGATCGGCGGCCGGCGGCGGAACGACAATCGCCTCTAAGTCCGGCACCAGGATATGCAGCGTGATCATTGTTTTCAGGTCGTACGCTTCGCCATCCATCGTGACAGTGATGGTCAACAGCCCATCGTCGAAGGACGTATCGACCAGCGCCTGGCTTTCCGACGGGTGCAGTGAAAAGCCCCAACCCTGATCCAGTGGCGGAAACGGCACCATGCCCAGGGAGCCCGTCACGCAGTAAACACCCACATCTTTGCGGTAACTGCCAACATCGATGCCGCCAAGTGAGGTCAGGTCGTACATCGCGCCCGTAGAACCCACGATATTGATTGCTGCTCTTGCCATGATTTAGATCGCCTTAAGGGTGCCGTCTTGGGCACGGGTGGTGTTGCCGTCGTGGTAGATCTTGCGCCACGGGTCGCCGCCGCCGTTGCCGGCAATAGTGCGGAACATGAGGTTCATGCTGCCGCCGGTAACGACTTGGGCTACCAGGTCCATCGCACAGTTCTGGTAAGGATACTGAGCCCTGATACCCGCCCAGTACGCACCGCCGGAAGGGACTACCGTTGTGCTGTCGCCGTAATTGATGAAGTGGCTGCCTTGCTCAATGAAAGCTGAGTTGCCGACCATGGGCGCCGGTGCGCTAACGTCCTGAACATTGCCTGCGGCACTGCCAATGGTTTTGAGTGCGGCGCTGCCGAGCCCCAAGCTTGTGCGCGCTGCAGGCACCGAGGTTGCGCCGGTGCCGCCGCTGGTAACGGGTACCACGCTCATGCTGGCCACCGGGCCAAGCCCTGCCAGTGTCGCGCCCCACTGCTGCACCATCTGGTTGACCGCATCGGCCAGCGCCTTGGGATAGCCGTTTACGGGCACGATGCCGTAGGTAGCACCGGCGGCGCTCACGCCACGGTAATTGGGGGAAATCGATACCGACGTATCGCTCACCGGGTTGGTTACCTGATAGATGCCGCTGTCAGGACCAACAAACATATCGCCCGGTCGGCAATTAGAAAACTTTGTACCGGCTCCGGTTACTACGGCGCTGCCGTTGGTAACGGTGACCGTCCCTTCTGTGTACCAAGAAGCCATATGTTTCTCCAGGCAAAAAAATACCCGCATCGCGGGTTATGTAAGTTGTTTAGTGAAACAAGCATCAGGTGCCGGGCAGCCGGGCAAATACTGCGCCGGGCGATCCCATGTCTGACCATGCGCCTTGCGCTGTTATCCCGAACACTTGCAAGCAGCGCTCAGCATGGCTGAATCTAACTCCTATCTGAGTCCATCCAACTACCTGAGGTGTAAGTAGCCCTCTAGAAAAAGGATTTATCATAAAGTACTCGTCAGACAGCAAGGGGGCCGTTAGCGCGTTTCTCCAGTAGTAGCCATTAGTGATAGCGTTGATCACTACCCGCCCTTGGAATGACCAGGAATGGCTGGCACGACTGAATAGAACCGGCACGGCGCCGGAATCATAAATAAGGCTTCGGTCGGCGGCCCACATTCTCATTCCGTAAGTGTCTGTGCTTTTTGACGCAAACACGGCGGCGAACCACTTTCCATTCGGCCGCATATCTGTTTGTAGTGAGACTATCTGGAATCCCGTCCAGGCTCCAGCGGAGCCCAGTATGGTCATACTCGTATAAAGGTCGCCCGGATTCGACTCGCTGTTCCTTAGGAAAATGCAGGGAGGCTCTAGAGTAGTTATCGCTGCCGGGAAATAAACGTTAATGGCGTACGCTGTAGCGGCGTACACGCCGCTATAAATAACGCACAGTCTAGGCGTCTCGGAATCTATCTGCACGAAGCCGCTGTCGTTTATAGCTTTGAGGCCGTAACTCAATTTTTATACCTCATTACAAGCAGTCTAAACTTCATAAGACTTCTCCAGTTCCCCGGCTCCCCCGGATTCTTGCCTCTAATTGTGACGACTTCAGGCGCTACGGACATGTAGGGAAGCGCGCTCGACGAGTTGTCACCTGCTGCCGGTTCCGTGGGTAAAATTACGGCGACGCAAGTATCTGCGCTAAATCCGGGTATATTAACGGTTATAACGAGAGTAGAGGTCAAATCATAAAGCGCATTATGAATTACCTGATAAGTAAAACTATCTGTATCCATCTGGAGGGCGCTGTTCGCCCCCCATACTCGAACACCAAAACTCATTAGGAAAGCCTCCCCGCCATAAGCCTGAGGACCTCATTCAAATCGAACACAGCCAGACCGTCGTTGTTCAGCACGGAAGATCCGCCAGTGCCAGCACTACGAACAGTAAACGTACCTGCCGGTATGTTGATTTCGAGAAGTGGCCGGCCTTTTGAGTCGACAGCAGGCGATCGCAGCACCATGCCCAGAATGATTTCCTGAACAAACGCCTTGCTGATGATCGCTGTGTTGAAAACCGCCTGACCGTTCTCGATGACAAACATCGGAACAACCTTGCCGTCGATCTCGTTAACGACAGCCATCCGTTGAGCCATGATCAGGAACTCTGATTGCTCGCCGTTGGTGCCGAAGGCCAGGCCTGTGGTGACTTTTCGCCCATCTACGATTGTTTGAGCCTTCAGGGTGACCTGAGACGATACCCTCCCGTCGAGCCCAACGAGGGTTTGGCTGACCTGCTGCACTGACGCGCTGGTTTGGCCGATGCTGGATTGCAGTGTTTCGGACGTCTTGGCCTGCGCTTCGTTGGCCGTCGCCTGCACCCTCTTCTCAGCAACGAATGTGGCCGTGGAATCCCACGCCTTGACAGCGCTGGCCAGCTCGCCGGCGCCGTCGTCACCGCGCACCGAGGCGCGCAGCGTGTCATTGCTCGACGCCATTGAGGTGATCTTGCCGTCCAGGTTGATGACCTTCGTATCGAGCCCCGAGATCGCAATGCCTTGCCCGGTAATTACCTGAGCCTGGCCCGCGATGGTGCCTCCTTGCACATCAACCTTGTCCGAAGTGGTCTTGAGGTCGCTCTTGAGCTGCGTCACCTGAGTGGCCGCTGTTTCTCGGTTGGTTGCCACCACCTGCTCCAAAACAGTCAGCGACGACCTGTTGTCACCAATCTGAGCCCCGAGCGTTAGGAGCTGCTGGGCCGTGGTGAGAGTTTCAGACGCCCGCGTTTTGCGCTCAACCGCCAGATCGGCCGTGGAGTTCCACCCCTTCACCGCATCGGCCAGGTCGCCAGCGCCATCATCACCGCGAGCAGCAGAGCGCAGTGCCTCAACAGACGAGGCTGTCGAAACAACCTTGCCGTCGATTTCCTCGATCTTGGTTTCGATGATCCGCACCTGGGAGGCCAGCGCGTTGGCGGTCTCCAAGATTGTGCCGATGTCGGTCCAGTAAGCGGCGTCCGGCGGCGTGGCACCGCCGGGCACCGCTACTTTGGCCTGATACAAGCGTTGATCCAGGCGAACGATGTCACCCTTCGCATAAGCCTTAGCAGGGTCGTACGCCAAGGCATCGCTCACCTGTTTGATCAGTTCCTCCAGTTCCTGCTTGGCCTCCTCCAGGCGATCATTTACAGAGCCTGGACCGTCGCCGGAAATCAGCTCGATTTCTTCGCGCAGACTCTGATACAGCGCGCCCTTGCCGATCTTGTCGGCGAAGTACTTCTCGTACTCGCTCTGGTCCGAACTGGCTTGGCCGTTGACCGCGCCAGGCACAGGGAAGAACGGGCCTATGTTACCGGTGCGGTCCACGAGGCGCGCCCAAAAGAACAGGCTCGCCCCGGCCAGCAGCGCATGCATCTCGTGCTTGGCCTGCGGGTAGCTGAAGTCGCTCAGCTTGATCGCAGTGGTGAGGTCGGCTGATTGGCTATACCAGATCTCCGTGCGCTCGGTATCCTCGGCGCCCGGCGGGAATCCCCACTGAATGCCGATGCCATAGACCAAGCTGGTTGTGGTCAAGAACGACACCGCCGGCGGCAAACCGGTTTTGCCTTCCAGGTTGGTCAGGATGGAGTTTTTCCAAACCGACGAAATGTCGAAGGCACTGACTGCGCGCACCCGGGCCAGGTATGCGCCCGAATAGATGCCTGTAACGTCTACGCTCGTCGAGCCTGTACGCTGAATCTTGATCCAGTTACCGCTGTCCTTGCGCCACTCCACGTCATAAGCGATAGCGCCGCTCACGGCGGGCCACGAAATGTTCATGGTGCTGATGGCAATGCCCTGATTCACGGCGTAGCTCGACGTCAGCGTAACGCTTGCCGGTGCTGGAACGACCGTTATCGGGATAACACTGATCGGCCGCTCTTCCAGGCGCGCGCCGGTATCGATGTGCGCAAACTTGCTCGGGTCGTATTGCACGGCCGAGATTTCGAAAACACCAGGCTCTGGTCTCGCCACGCTCACAACGCGGTACAGGGGGATAGCCAAGTCATCAGCATCCAGCGCCCAGACCAGCTCACGCTCCGGCGCCACCGAGTAGGCCACCGTAACAGTGACCTGCCGGCCGCTAACCATTTGCACGGTACGCCCCTCGCACTTGCCATCGGGCAGGTTGAGGATCAGCCGGTCGCCGGGCTTGGCCTGGGTATCGCGATCCAAGGTGATGACTTTTCCATTTACCGCCGAAATGCGACCGCCCACAGGCCGCCCAGCGAGCAGTTCGTCGGCGATTGGGATTACGTAGCCTGGCAACGGAATGCGTCCGTCCAGCCCAACCTTAAACGTCACCGCCCGATCCTTGGAGTTTGTGAGCAGCGCCCATTTGCCCCGGCGCTGAGCCTCGGATTCGCGGGTGCAGCCGATAGCGCTGATCTCGAGTGGGTTATCGCCGTATCGGCGCTGCAACTTCTGGTCGGTGACGGCCGTTACATCGGTGTCGTAGTTATTCAGCGGGTTGTCGTAGCTGACCAGTGCGCGCGTATAGCGGGTGCGCTCCGATGCGCTCGAGTAGGTGAACGGCTGCTTTCCTTCCTTGATCACATTCGCCCCGGTGTAAGCGAAGTCGAAGTCGGTGGCGCGCGGCATGTCCGACAGGGTGAAAACCTGGCCTTGAGCCCAGTAAGTCATGCCACGGTAGATCGCCGAGATGTCACGCAGCAGAGACCAAGCGTCAGCCTTGCTTTGCAGGTTCAGGTTGCAGATAAAGCGCGGCTCTTGACCACCCTTCCCGTCCGGCACCATCTGGTCGCAGTACTGCGAGATCCGGTAGAGCTCCCACTTGTCCACCATCCACGGCTTGATGCGCCGGCCGAGGCCGAAACGGTCGTTTGTGGTGATGCCAAGCGTTGCCCACGTTGGGTTGTTGGTGTACGCCTCTTTGAAGGTGCCATCCCATACGCCTGTGTAAGTGCGAGAGGACGGATCGTAGTTGCTCGGCACCAACCATTTGCGCCCCTTGCAACCGACTGTCACGGCTGGAATGCTGCGGAATTGCTCTGCTGAAAATTCGATGTATAGCAAAGCGGTGTTCGGGTAACGGATCTTGGCGTCGATGACTTCCGAGAAACCAGCAATCTGCATCGTGTCGGAGATTTTGTTGTTGTTCTGGTTGATCGTCAGTCGCGTGATGCGCATCAACCAACCGGTGGTTGCCTTGGGCAGGTCGATACGACGGGTGCGCTCGTACACTGTCGTGGTCTTGCCATCGACAGCCTCACTCAGCACTTGCTGGTAGGCGCCACCGTCAGTGGCTACCTCGACCGTGTATTCGATTCGGTAGCCATTGATATTGCCACTGGCGTCGACCGACTGGAGTGCCGGCCAAGCAAAACGTACGCGTACAGCGGAAAGCTGTGTGTTGTTAAACGCCCGCACCCACGGAGTTCCACTGCGAAGGTCAGTGCCGATCGTGGTTTCGTTATCGACCGACGGGATGCCCTGGATATGAGGCTGGTCGACAGCCCCGGTGCGCCACTCCCACTTCACGTTCGGGAAGTTCATGTTACCTTGCGGGTCTTGCAGCGGCGTGTTGTCGAGATAGATGTCGCGCGCGTCGGCGTGCCTTCAAACTCGCCCTCGCCGATAGCTATGAGCATCTTGGCAACGGCGACAGAGCGCAGACTGTCCGGAGCTTCGGTTGGATTCTTTGGCTTTTCGGAACCGCCTTTGGCGCCGTAGACATCGATCTTGCGTGCTGCGCCCATGCTTTTCTCCAGGCAATAAAAAGCCGCCTCGTGGGCGGCTGCTGTGATTCTGACTTCGATTACATCTGGTCTTCGGCGTAGATGGCGGCACTGATGATTGCGCCACCCCACCGACGCTCCCCGATGCACAGCGGTACTGGGTTGCCGGATGCTGTGGTGTTCTTGGCGCTACCAAAAGCGTAACCGGGGGTGTTCTCTGGTGCGGCGCTGGTCTTGAGCCCGCCAGCCTGAGGGCTGAGCATCTGGATAACGCGCCGGCGACCATTGCGATGCCAACAGGCATCAAAGCCTGAAAGCCAGGGATGAATGAAGCGGCAATAAGAATTGCGCCAACTATAGTTTGAAGAATGCCAGCTCTTTTGCTGCCCGTTATCACCGGGACAATCCGAATAACCCCGCGCCCCTGATAGCCTAGTTCCGCCTCGCCAATATTCCGTTTTCCACGAAACACTGCGAACTCAAGGCCGCGGCTCTTAGCCGAGCTAATATATCTTTCAAGTCCTGGAATCTGGATGCATAGGGCTTTAATTGCCTCTGCGGGGCTGCGAACAGACAGCATGAACTCCTTGCCGAACTTCCGCAGAGGCCCGCCGAGTCGAACCATTTCCATGGGTGAGTACTCAATAACGCTTGCTGACATTGCTTTTCTCCGAGCATAAAAAAACCGCCACTTGGGCGGCCTGGAAATGAATTTGCTTTATAGGCAGTCGCGCACCGACTGTTCAATCGCCGCCCTGCCGACACCTGGCGCCCAGGCCAGCCTCTGATACAGGCTGACGCTGCTGCCTGATGCAGACTTGTTGATTTCCAACAGCTCATCGGTTGTCATGTCGGTGCTCACCGTCAGCCTGTAGCCGCGCTCTGTCTCAAACATGGTCGCGCCGGATCTTGCATCCTGCCAGCGCGGGAATACGCATAGAGCGTATTGCTTCGGTGCTTTGTTCGACGAAGCGCTGATTGTGGCCTTTCCGTTTTTGAGATCACCAGGTGTGGTGCACCCCGCCAGCACCATCATCGCTACCGCCGCTATCAAAATCCGCATGTCGTTCCCTCTTTGATTTGTCGTGACTGCACTGCTATGCAGCTCGCCACCGTAATTATCGCTGATTAATTTCGATTTTTTGCGTCGGATCGGGGCTATATCGTTGGCGCTTCAACTGCGGGTCGCCCTTGGCCATACAGAAGAAATAAATCTCCGCCTCACCGCAGCCGCCGTGCAACGCACACTCACTAGCCTGCATATGATCAAGGAGGATTTCCCGGCCCTGTGATTCGCAGAAAGTGTTTGCCTCTTTCAGCGCCTGACCTTTCGCGGATGCTGGCCCACCGAACGGAACCCGTGTTGAAATTGTGTAAGTGTCCGGTCCGACCTTGATCGGCCCGCTGTCGGTACAACCGGCAAGCAATGCCGCTGTAAAAGCTGCCGCCCAAATTTTCATCGACGCCCCTCCACTGGAATCGGCACTGTACATCGGACCTGTCCAGGCATCCAGCGTGGATGGAATGCCAGTGGCGTAGCGCCAGCGTACAGGAGTAGTTTCTTCCTTCGTCAAATCAAGGATCAGCCATGCTAATCAAAAGTCTCTCTAAAAACTTGCCGCCAGATCCTGACAACAAAGGCTGTGTCCTTGGTTGGGCAGTACTGAGAGAGCGCCCTGCTGTTTGGCACCTGATTGACGTGTATGCGAGCAAACACATAGCTGACGCTGCAGCATCCCACCTCACCAATGAATACGCCGTGAGATATGGCTCTCATAGGCTGGGCACGGATGACTTCAGCGGACTGACGCCGCCTGCCTAACCTCAGCTTTCTCAAAAAGAACTCGACCCGGCCCAGAAGCAACAATGGCCGTAAGCCCAGGCTTGCCAGTGTAGGCGCGGGCGTAGCCATCTTTGCTCTGGCACTTGCCTGAAGACCTCACTCGATCAATCTCGACACCGCCATACAGAATGGCGACCTCGTTTTCAGCTCCAACGACACCGGCATCGGTGATGATGAAGAGGTCGTAAATGGTCAGCATGTAGGTTTGGCTTGGCGGCATGCGGCCCTCCTTCTGCCTTGCGGGCAGCGAAAAATGAATTTAAGGATTTAACTGCTCTACGCCTGAAATCTCTAGGTTCGGAGTTGCGCCAGTCTCGGCGCGTATAAAGCAAGGAAAACAACAATGCTGCTAGGTAAAATTCAATTCCCCTATGTTCTCTTATCATCGAATTTAAATCTTTCCAGCAGATGCCATGAATTCGCGCTGGGTGGAGTTGAGACCGGTCTAGGGGTTAGCACTTTTCGCTCGGAGAGTGACCTCGCAACGATTTTTGAATCTCTGTGCACGGTTTCAACCGATTTTTCTTTGATACAGACAGAGGGCGTAAAATACTCGGGCGACAGACGCTTCTCGAGAATATTCGGGCATATCACATAGGTCAGGATCAGCAGCCAATCCAGCTCAGTTCCCCGTGATCGATTGCGATATATACCCCTCTTTCATACGCTATGGGCCGCTGGGAACATCTTCAGCGTCTCACTCGTAAGCTTCGAAAGATTTCAGCTCTCTACGCAGAGTTTGTGCCTCAGGATCAAGCGAGTTCGGTCGTACCACGGACCGCCAAAAACGACGATCTCAGACGGCCTGCCGTATAGGTGGTGCAGTAGAAATGGGCCGGGGCCGAACGCTCCCGACTCTTCGCCGGGTAGCGCCGGATCAGTACCCAAGTAGATACCGGCGTGGTTCGGGTGCACCGTTCGACCGACATGCATAACGATCATATCCCCGCGCTGAGGCCGGTCCACGCGCACAAAGCCTGCGGCCTCGTAGTTTGCCTCGTACAGGCTGGCGTTTTCCGCGCTCTCCCACCAGCCATCAGCTCGCTGGAAGGCTTCAAACTCCAGTCCCCACTCACGCTGATACCAGTCAGCGCAAACCTGCCAGCAATCCCAGGCACCGTGCACAAACGGGCGCTTCAGCAGCGGCGTGCTGCCGGTTGGCGTGATGGTGCGCAAATCCCCCTCAGGCCACGACAAGATATGCCAGGGCAAGGCAGTGGCCTCGCACATGGCCAAGTCGTGCGGCGACGGCCTGCTGGTGGCATCCGGATGCGAGTGAACGATGCCGATCACCTCGCCCGCGTCTTCCGCCGCCGCGTAATCCTCTGGATCAAGCCGGAACTCTTCTTTTGGCTCCGTGGCGATGTTCCGGCACGGAAAGTACTTCTGCGCGCGCCCGACCGCCAACAGCAAGCCACAGCACTCTTTCGGATACTCGGCTGCCGCGTGCGCCTGGATGGTGGTGATGATGTGTTTTCGCATTATTTGCGCCCACTAAAAAGGGCGCCGAAGCGCCCTTGGTTAAGCAAACATTTTCCCGGATTGCGGAGGCCTAAGTAGTGCCCGTCCGATAATTCCAGCCTTTACTCTATTGCGCATGGTCGCCTGGCTCACTCCGGCTATTTTCGCCCACTCAACGACTGTTTTCTCTTCGCCATCGATCAGCAGAGTCGCATTATGTTTGCGCACGGGCTTTGAGGCTGCCTCATCAGGAGTCATCCCAGCATCGAGGCGGTTGTAAAACGTAGATTCTTTTATGCCAGCCTCGCGCCAAACACTGGCGATATGCCTCTGATTGCCGAGGCGCGTGACAATGGCATTGTTCCGCTTATGCTCGCCCTGACCTAGAGCGTCAGTCCATCGGCAGTTTCCTGGCTCGTAATCGCCATTCTCATCAAGCCGGTCGATGCTCTGGCCTTTCTCCTTCGCCCCCATTCCGGCGACGAATCCCGCAATGTCTTGCCACTCATTACACACCCGAATACCTCGACCTCCGTAATCTTTGTAGTCTTTGGAATCAGGGTTGTAGCAGCGATCGATCATCGCCTTCCATGTCCCATAGGCAGAGTGCCTGTGTAGTCCGTGGGTAGTGTGGGTTTCTTTAACCCGCATTCTCATAAAGCAGCCGCAAGACACTTGTACGCCACACACGAGCGCAGATCTTTGGACGACTCGGGAATTGCCGCATACACATCGGCAGTCCCAAAGACTGACCCTATAAGGTCTATCGTTTGGCGCTTCGCTGACCACCGTGAGCCTGCCAAACTGCAAGCCCACTAAATCTTTTGGGTATTTCCTCTTCAATTCACACCCCTAAAGCGTGAGACCTAACTGAAAGGAGTGGCAGGTCGGTTAGGTGCCGACTTTTCGGGTTGCATGCCCTAGCCACATAGTCATTCTACTACGATCTGGACACGAGGCTCACAGCCGGAAATCCGCCGAAACTGAGCTCGTTGTTCTCTCCGAAGCGCAACTTGCACGACGACAGACAGCCCTTGCACTGGTCGAGCGTTGGGTCATCCGTGGGGTTGTCCTCGTCGTCGAACATCGCCGCGCCGGTGTAGCCGCAATCAGGCCCACGGTATCCATTGGTCATGGCCCAGTGGCAGAAGGTCGTCATCTGCCGACCGGGCAGCCCGTGGTGGTCGATCTCGCCGGGGGAAGAAAGCTCCCAGACCACGGCCTCGCCGTCCTCGCTGGTTTTCTGGTCGATGTACCAGATTTCCAGCGCCTCCTGTGTCGGATCGGCTGTCGGGTTGCCGCCGGGGTAGTTCGCCGCGTCCAGATACTGGGCCAGGGTCTCGCGCACCGTCAGTTTGAACTTAAGCATGTCCTCGAAGGCCAGGCACAGTGCCGTAACGCGCCCGTTGATGTTGCCGGCGGCGAAGGTAGGCCGGGAGGCGCTACCGTCGCTGCTCGAGGAAATCCCCTCAATTTGCACCGGCCACGCCGCGTACTCCTCGCCCTGCCACCAGATCGACTTCGCCGGTAGGTCTTCTTCCGAATGCTCGTAGGCCAGCAGTTCATCCGGCGTATGCGGAATAGCGTGACCGTGGAAGCGCAAGTAATCGGCGCCGTACTCGGTCCCGTCAATTTCGAACAGGCGAATTTCGCCGCCGGGCTCCAGCTTCTGGATGTCCGTTATCAGTGACATGCGCGGTTATCTCAGGGGTGAAAGGTTTGTTGGAATGTTGCTGTGATGGCGTAGACCTGGCCACCTCGGTGAACTGGCTTGTAGCCGTCGCACTTGTATAAGCCGAGATCGCCCAGCGGGGGCTCCCACAGGAAACCCTTGGAGCCTTTATGCCGATCGAGGAACACCATAATTTCCTTGATGCGGGGCTTCATGCCGGTGAACGTGACCGGCCAAGATTGGGCTCGGCTATTGATCCCATCCTCGACCGACTGCTCGTAGCCGTCCCCGAACTGTTTGGAGCGGACGCGCTGGGTGATTTCCCCCTCCGCGCCTTTTTCCGTTGCCCAGGTGAATCGCTCAATTGCCATAAATCATCCTTTCACGTTTCGGCTGCTCACGCCGCCTTGGCGCCAAGACTTGGCGATCTCTTCTTTCGCGACTGTGCGCATGCGCTCCTGCATGTTTCGCTGAAACAGTTCGGTATCGAGTTCGTCGCCTTCCGACTTGCCCGACTCTTCATCTGTCATGACCATGATCGGCATTGAAAGACTGACGGAGGTGCCGCCGCCACCGCCAACCGACATAACGCCCAGCTTGCCGTTGGCCGTGCGCGTCAGAGGCATGATCGCCTCGTCTCCAGCCTCGCCCATGACACCGGTTCTGCCGTTGGCCATGCCGAATGCAGTGGGTTTACTTACAACCGAGTTGGTGAAGGCGCCGCCGTCGGCGAACATCTGCACGCCTTTGGACCAGGCGCCGCCTTCAGCCTGGAGGTAAGTCGACGAGTAACCCGCTTGGGAGGCGCCGAGGTTCGATGAGACTGCACCGGCTGATCCCGCCGCCAATCCATTGCCCGTGCCCGCGGCAGCGCTTCCACCGAAATAGGTGGCCGTTGCGCTGACCAAGCTACTCAGCAATGCCGAACTGGCCTGACGGGTAGCGATACGCGCCATATCCGCCAAAATCGACTTAGCGAAGTCCGAGAACGATGCTTTGCCGGTCATTGCAAAGTTGACGACCGCATCCTCCATGCTGCTGAAAGCATTGCCGAACAGGCTTTTTGTCTGCCCAGCGATGTTGCGAGCCGAATCGAGGTAGTTTTCCCAAGCTGCTGAGGCGCCTTTCGTCCAATCGCCCTGAGCGGCTTCAACGTCCGCATAGTTCTGCCGGATCTGGTCGGTAGCGTTTTTGTTCGCATCTGCGAGCGCCTGAGATTTGCGCTTGAATTCCTCCTCCGACATATTTCGCGACGGGTCGGACTTTTGATTCGCTAGCTCCAGCGCCTGCTGAGCAAACCGGTCTTGCTGGCTGTTCAGCTCACCGTTAAGTGCGTTCTGGCGGTCACCCTGGCCAACGCCAACTACGGCGCGCTGCCCGGCAAGCTCCAGAGCGCGCTGCTGCTGTCCAAGTGCCTGGACGTAAGAGGCGATTGACCGCTCCTGTTTCGCCAGGCGCCCCGTCTCGCTCGTCGCCAGCACTTCAAGCTGGCTATCAGCATCCTTCTGAGCCTTGACCATATCAGCGCGTGCGTCTGCGATCTTCTGGTCAAGCTGGATGCTTTGTGCGGAGGTGGTTGTCTTCTTACCCTGGGCAGCTTCAAGAGCGGAGATCTCCACCTCGTATCCGGCGGTGACTTCGTCCTTCTCGGCACGGATCAAGACTGCGCGCTGCGTTGCGTAATCAGCCTGCGAGATCAACCCGGCTTTCTGCGCTGCATCCAACTGCCTAAAGGTGTTGGTGTATTCGTCCTGAATGCCCTTGAGCGCATTCTGCGCATCGTTGTATGCCGTGAGATCTACAGCGCCGGCCGAAGCGGTTTTGGGATCCTTGAACTTGGCGTTGATATTTTCGCGCTGCTTGTTAACTCGATCTTGGGCCAGTCGAGGATCGTTCGGATCCGCGTCACGAAACGATTGCAGCTCGCGATCTAACTCCTTGAGCTCAGCATCACGCTTCTGTTTATTGGTGCGAAATGACTTTTCTCGCGCGTCGAAAGCCCTTTGTGACTCCTGGGCCTTGTCCTGTTTGCCTTGGTATAGCGCCTGGGCTTTATTGATCGCGTCCTGCGTATCGCGCTGTCCAACGAGGAACTCCAGCTCCTGCTTGGATGCAGCAAGCTTCTTTTTGACGTCGGTATCGCTCGGGTTAGCTTTGAGCGCGCTCTCTGCATAAGCAACGCTTTGCGTCAGTTCAGTAATCCGTTTCGCCGGACCTTCGTCCCTGCCAATGTTCTTGATCGCATCCAGCGATTTCTTGGCCTCATCGGTGATGCCCTTCCAGGCTTTCTCGATGAAACCCAGGTTGTCGGTGATCTCCGTGGATCGGCTTTTGACGGTATCCGCGTAAGTATCAGTAAGCAGCTTTGCGGCGCCAATGGTGTCACCCTGCTCCTTAAGAGCAACGATTTGCGAGTAAACCGAAGCCGTCAGGAAGTGATACTGATCGTTCAGTTCCTTCGCGGCCGCAACTGGGTCCTTAGCAATCTTGACGAACTCAGCAATGGTCGCGTCCACCGACTTGCCGGTGGCGTCTTCCATCGCCGCGGCGGCATCCGCGATAACCTTGAAGCTGTCGCCCGCGATAACTCCGCTGGACGCCAACTTGGTAAGCGATGCCGCCGCCTCGCTGGTGGTGCCATTCGTCGCGCTGACCTGTTGCGCCAGATCAGCCAAGCGACTCGCAGAGGTTCCTGCGTAATTGCCGGTCAATATCAGTGCTTTGTTGTACTCGTCCGCCTCCTGACTGCCGGTCTTGTAGCCGTAGACCATGGTGCCGAGCGACACGACCACGGCGGCCAGCGCGAGCGCCATACCAGCAGCGCCGAACGTGACCCCGCTCATTGCCGGGCGGATAGCGCCTACGGCCTTCTGCGCGTTCTCGGCCGCCTCCGCAGCTGTGTTCGAGCTTTCAGCCAGGTCCGACAGACTTTCACTTGCCTCGCCAGCGCTTTCAGCGGTGTCCTTCGCGCCGGAGGCGATACCCGCAAGCGACTCTCCCAATACAGCCGCACCGGCGCCGCCGGAAAACAACGAGCGGAACTTGTCCCTGAGTGCGTCCATCGTCGGCCCGATGCCGCCGAACGAATCTTTTATCTGACCGCCCTGCTGGATGAGTACCATAAGCGGGTTTTGCCCGCCTGCCAGGCTGGTGAAGATGTCAGTGAACTGTGCTGGAAGCTGACGCAGCGCCGCCTGTGTTTGCCCGGAGCTGACGCCAGTTTTTCTCAACCCCTCGTCGAACTCCCCCAGCTTCTGGCGGGAGGCGTCGATGCGAGCGGAGTACTCACGGAAGGTGTCGGCATCAATGACGCCGGCGGCCTTGTATTTCTGCAACTGAGCCTGCTGCTGATCGAGCTTATCGAGCGCAGCCATTGTTGGGTTGAGTTTACCGAGCAGCTCTTGCAAGCCTTCGGCCTGCGCGCCGGTCGCTGCGGCGGCCTTCTTGGTCGCCTCGGCCTGGCGATCTGTCGAGCCTATCAGGGCGTCGGATTCAGCCTGTAAACGCCGCTGAAGCGCAGCCAAGCTGCTTGCCGACGAACCGGACGACTCCAAAGCCGAAGCATTGGTGTTCACACTGGTGGTCAGGCGCTGGTAATACTCACTCGACTCCAACGAGGCTTTCGCCGTGGCCAGCAATCGCGCCTTAGTTTCGTCGAGAGACTCGGACAGCTTGCGCTCTGATGCCGAGAGGTCGGATGCAGCGGTTGCAGCCTTGTCAAAACCAGCCGCCACACCATCAGCGGCTTTCTCAGCCTTGGCACCAGCCTTTGCAAGATTCTCCAGATCGGAGGTGGCCTTGACCGCTTCGCCTGAATCTACCGCAATGCCAAGCTCAGCGATCGTAGACATGAGTGCTCCATTATTTCGATTGCTCAGACATAACGAGCAACGCCTCGGCCTCCAATACTTGAAGGTCGGGGAAGATCTCTCTGAGTTGTTTTTTCTTCATGCCGATGAGCTCGGCAACGCTGGTGATTGCGGTGTAATCAATGCCGGTCGCGCCGCACGCGCCGGTGCGCCACTGTGTTGAGAGGCCGTCGAACAAGCGGAACGCCGGCCAGACACACGGCCACACCTCAAACGCCTCCTCCATGTCCGAGGCGTCGAGACCGAATGCCGCCAACTGCTCGGCACTCGGAGGGGGCTCATACAGGGCGCGTGCGACGCGGATCAGTTTCCCGTGCGGGCCGGTGCGTAAGCCGCTTGATAGGCCGCGACAATGGCCTCACCGGCGCCGGCAGATGTTTCCACCAGCGCGCGGATAGACTCAGGGCTCAGCTTGTCTTCAAACCCCCAGCCTTCAACCAATGCCTGGACCTGATCTACCTGGCGTTCAATGTCCGCATCAGTGATGTCCACCAGAGTCAAATCATCAGCTTTGGCTTTGAAAGCATCCTGATCGTCCTTTGCCCGTTGCTGCCACCCTGCAAACAAGGCTGCCAGCTCATTGCGGTTCCGATACTTGAACTCAAACGGCACCTTGATGAATGCACCGCCGACGCGCGGAATTTCCACATCCGCCTTGAAGGTAGCGCCTTGCGCGATCTTGAACTTCGCCATGATCAGCTACCCCCGCCAGCAACCACTGGCGCGCGGTACGCCGTAATCTCGGCGTTAATGGTGAAGCCGAACGTCACAGCTGCACCCTCGTTGCGCACCAACGTTGGGGTTTTGTTAAACGACGGGTAACCGGCGTAGTAGATCGTTTTACCGTTGGGCAGAGACATGCGCAGAATCCGCACTTCCTTCTCACGATCAGCCTTGTCCAGTTCGTCGTACCAGGCGAGGCTGTCGTCGTCGGCGAGCTGGAACGCAAACGCCTGAGCATTCTTGGTAGTCGGAATCTGCTTGTCGCGGCGAGCCTCCAGCGGTGCGTACGTCCAGTATTGCTGCTCACCGCCAGACATCGAGTTACCGATCACCTGGTTCACCGCAACCCAGCCGGTAACCTTTTTGGCAGTGCCAGCGCTGATGCCGTCCGGGAAGAACGCAACGTTCGAGGTATCGATGCCTTCAAGCGTGAAGGCTCCGGCCGCGGCGTTGGACACGCGCACGGCGCGCTCGTTGATGTCCTCCCAGCCCGAAGTAACCAGCAGGATGTCACCGTTGGAGAAACCGTTGGCCAAAGCCGTGGCCACGCCCGGATTTGCGTTGCTGATGGCGGAGATCAACTTGGCGGCAGCGAAGCCGGTTGAGATCGCCAGTGTTGCCCCGTTGGGGAAGTAGATCGACATGGGTTTTCCTCTTTGCAGAAATGACAAAACCCGCACTTGGCGGGTTCAGGATTTGCCCAACGGGCGGATTATGGTGTGGTGTCGGACCGGTACGAGAACGACAGCGGGACGGTGTAGGTGGAGTCGCCGGTGATACCTGGTCCCTGATCTACCGGCGTCATGGGCGTGACAACGAAGCCATTTTTCGTGTCGCGCACATACAGCGGGAACAGGTCTGTCAACTCAGCCACAATCGGATTCGTCTTGGTCTTGCCGGTGCCCGCCGGTGCGATGATGCTCACCTGGAAGACGCCGGTGAACAGCCGGTGATCACCGCCGAGCGTGTTGCTCGCGGTATCGCCCGGGATCGTGAACGCCCTCAGGTAGGTCTCGTCCGCCGCCGGCGTGTAGGCCGTGTTCTCGAAGACGATCTTCAGATTCTCCGACCTGGCAGCGTTCCAGGCGATGAGCTTTGCCTCGTAGATCGAAGCGATGATTGCGTGACTCATACCTGGTTGTTCCTGATGGCCTCCAGCACGATCTGCTGGAAGCGGGCCACGGTGACCCGGACCATACCGCCGGGTGCTTGGGTCGAATGGCCGAACTCCAGCGGGATGGCATAACCGAGGCTGTTGGTGATGTAGCAGGTGTCGCCCGCCTTGAATTCGATAGCGCCGGAGGTAATGCGCGCCGTCGACTTGACGCCGCTCGGGTCGACTTCTTCGGTTGTGCTGCCGTCCGGGGTGCCGATACTGAACATCCAGTTCCCGCGAAACCTGCCGCCCACGTAGCCTGCGGGCGCCGCAATGTCCATGCCGTCGTGCACCTTGCGCCCTGGCTTTAGCCTGCCTGCCTTTGTGAGGTTGGCCGGGTCGCTACGCAGCGCGCTGTTGTGGTCGTCGACAGCCTTGTTGTACTGGGTCGCCACAGCGTTCTGCGCCCAAATCTCCGGGTTACCCACGGGGGACATGCGGATCAGGCTGCTGCCGACCTCAATGATGATCTCGCGCATGCTTGCGTCGAGGGCTTCGGTAGCCTGCGCAGCGAACGCGGCCAGGCTCAGGGCGAAGCTGCCGGATTGGCCGGAGCCTGCCCGGCTCACGACCGCACCTGCAGTTCATACAGGATCGGCGTACCGGCTGGGTTGATCTCTTTCAGCGGAGGAACGATTGACCAGGTACGACCTTGGGCGACCACTTTGTCGAGTAGGCCGGGAATCCAGGCCATCCCCTGCGCGGCGATCTTGAGTTTCTTGTCGCCCTGCCGGATGAGGCTGTTGTTTTGGAATTCTTGGCCGGTGAAGTCGAGCAGGATGCCCTGGGCTGTTTGCTCGACGGTTGCGCCTGACGCTTCCCCGCCCGTCTCCGAGTCGTAATCGCCCTGCTCCGTCTTGCTGATGGTCACGGGCTGGCCGAACTCTGTGATCATCTCCAGAGCCATCACGGCCATTTCGTCGTAGAAGGCCATGGTGGCTCCAAGTTAATAGGAAATCGCCTACCTCGAGAATCTCGCAGCTCGCGTTACATAAGCGTCGAGCGCTTTATCAGCAGTATCAACTGCCCGGGTAACGACATCGTTTTCGGAAACGTTCGGTCGAGCCGACAACCCTGTAATAGCGGCAAGGTAAGCCTTTTGCCAAAAAGCAATTTTTTCATCATTACTGATAACCATAAAACCTCCATTTAAATGAAGGGCCTACGCTATCTTATGCCCGAACAGCAAACAACCCGCGGCGCTGAAGGTAATCGGCAAACTGTGTTGCGCTCGGTCGGTCAGGTGCCGCCGGCAACAACCGATTGCTGGTAGACGGGATAGCCGCATACTGCCGTGTCACCGCCCCTTCAACTCGATCCAGTAAAACAGCGCCTTTGCGCTTCTCCACCGGGTCGATGTCGTCCTGATGTATCTCGGCGGCCAGGGCCATCTGCCCGTACTGAATGCGCGCTGGCAAGTAGTTGTTCGGCTTGATCTCGTGATCCAGCAGCACTTCCCGGCGCGGCCAGGACAGGGCCTGCTCGCTATTCGACTTACGACCCTTCCAGGTCATGCCATCCATAACCAAGGCGGCCCGGCGAAGCAATGCCTCTTGCGCGGGAGCGCCCGCAGGGATGACCGTGCCGAATTTCACGGCATACAAGGCCAGGTCCTCGGCGCACGCGTAGCTTTCCGCGTCAGGCTTGCCGGTGCCGTCCTCGATGATGAGCATAATTACTCCTTGATTTCACTCAGGCGGTAAGCCTCGGCCTTCGCTTCATCGGCAGTGCCGACGAACTCGCCAAAGCGTACACCGTCGCGGGTGATGATAATCCACTGGTCGTTCGATTCGAGCTTAGGAATGTAGACCGGCTCATCCTTCGTGCCATCCTTGAGGGTCCCGTTGGTGCCACCGGGCAGCACGTTTTTACCGGTCTTTTCCTTACCGGCAGCCACTTTGTCCTTCGCGGCCTTTTCCTTACCGGCGGCGGACGTAACCGGAGTTTTGCGGGTCAGCACCTCGACCTCAATCTCGGCAGCGTCATACGCGGCTTTGATCTCAGGGTAATCGCCCACGATAACGACCTTGGTCACGCCACGCTCCACTGCGCGGAACAGATCGGGGTTGCGGTAGCGCTTGTTCGGGTCGAAGTCACCCAGTTGGTTGCTGTAAACGAGTTCCATGATTGTCTCCATGGCGGCCATTACTGGCCGCGCCTTGAGGTCGGTATTAGCCGCCGACTGGTGGGGTAGTTGTGAGGGTGATCATCACGCCAGCGGTGACCTTGTTGCTGTCCGAGTGCTTGACCCAGTTGGCGGCCGAACCAACAGCAGCCAGGGTTGGGTTGCCTCCGCCAGTGGTTTCCTTCCAGCTGTAGCCCAGCACGTCGATGTTCACGGTGCCTTCAGCGCGGTAGCCGATGCCGAGGTTCTCTTCGTCGTTCACCTCGTAGGACCGGAAGCCGGGAGCCTGGGATTCAGTGATCACAACAGCATTCGGCAACAGGCCGAAAATCACGTCAGCAGGTGCGGTGTCGGTCACCAGCACTGGCTTGCCGAGCGTGCCAGGCAGACCACCGTAGATGACGACGCCGGCTTCCTCATAGACCTTGTTCGCGATCGCTTCGTCCACGATGTCGAAATAGGCCGACGAGTGCATGACCCACAGGGCGATGCGGCCGAACTTGTCGCCGAACTTGCGCATGCCACGGGTCAGAGTCTTCTTGCCGTCGGTCTCGATGTTGGCCGAGACCACCATGTCTGCGTTGGAGCCGATTGCGGCACGCAGAGCTGCGGTGGCGTAGTGAATAAAGCCTTCCAGGGTAGCGTCGGCGACATCAACGCCGATGATTTGAGAGAACTCATCAACTGGACGACCGCGACGCTTGAAAGCCTCTTCGGTGGTTTGGTACGGGCCGTATTTCCACGGAGCCTTGACGCCAACAGCTTCGCCGGCGCCGATCTTCTTCGAAACCACTTTGGCTTCGGAGTTGACGTCGCGGTGATCAAGGCCGCCGCCGAGCTTGTAGAAAGCGCGCTTGCGGAAATCGCCTTCGATCATTTCGTTGTCGAGGACGATGGCGCCGTTGGAGGATGCGTTGAACACATCCAGGTTGTCCTGGACGCGCTCCAGGTATGCGGTTTGCGCCTCATCGTTGTAGATGATCAGGTCACTGTTGACGGTTGTCGCCATGGGTGTTTCCCCTTACTTGGGCAATTGCAGATATGCGGTTTGGCCGTGCTTGCGCTGGTAGTCGCGCTTCTGCTCGGAGGTCATTTCGGAGCGCTTGAATGCAGCCTGGCCGCCACCCCCGCCCGGGGCTTGTGTCCCTGAAGCCCTTGGCCACAGGTGAGGTGCGCTTTCACGCAGGGATTCCGCCCATTCGAGCGGGGTCAGAGGGGTCTTGCCGTCTTTGCCGAGGATGGTCTGGCCAGACTCATCCACAGCGACCGCATCGCCGTCTTCGTTCAGGGTGAACACGCCTTTGGCGCGCAGATGATGTCGTCCGTAGCTTCAGGAATCGCGCCAGCCTTCAATGCAGCGCTGCGCACCGCATCGCCCAGGACTTTGCCCTGGAACTTGGCGGCGAAGGACTCGGCCTTCTCTGCGCGCGCGCTGACGGTCTTCAACTGCTTGTCGTATTCGCCACGCAAGCGCTCGGTGCGCTTGTTGAATACCTCGTCCACCTTGCCTTCTGTCAGCAGCTTGGTTTCTTCGTCCTGCCCGGCGCGACTGAGCAGGCCTTTGACGGCGTCGATGTCGATGCCTTCAAACTGGGTTTCGAACTGGGTCAGCTTGCCGGAGGTTTCCTTCAGCTTGCCCAGCAGTTCCGAGTTCTTGGTTTTCAAACCGGAAACGGATGCTTCAACGGCAGTCGCGATAGCGTCCTTGATTGCCGGGTTTTCCAGGTCGATTTCGTTTTCTTCTGCCACGTTAATGCACCCCTTAGGTATGTTTAGCCCGCTTTGCAGGCATAAAAAAACCCGGCACGCGACCGGGTTTCGTTTAAAGATAGTTTTTGCTAGCTAAAAATACATTTCAATCACTGCGCCGTTTCCGGCTAAAGACGTAGATAAAGCAACTGCGGCATTGATGACCTTACAAGCAGACTCGCGTCGAGCTAAAAGCTCAATTTCCGGATCGGAAATCATGTCTTCAAAATGAGTTATTAAATCGGTATTGGTGAAAACTCCAGAAGCAAAGAGTCTTAAAGTTAGATTTTTTATCCGGGTTTTAGCGGAATCTACTGAAAGTCCACATGCCTTATGGTCCACCGCTAAAAGGAATGACTCCTCAATGCACTGGAGATCATTGTTCGCCAAATTTTTAAGCATAAAAATCGTCCCTGACTGAATTTATGGGTCAGAGTAGCAACTCTGCTCGCTGAAAAGCGAGAGGCTCCAGCACCTTCATTTGAGCGAGGGTCAGTGGAGCGAAGTTTCGATCTAGCTGCAGTTCGGCGAAGCGCTCCACGGTCAGCCCGCCTTCACGAAACAGCTTGGCCCGTACAGGTCCGATAGCCACGTCCTGGAATGATGCCGGTTGCTGCTGGAGCCAGTGGTAGTAATCCAGATCAGCATTGACCTGTTGCCCGCCATTGGCACCAATAGAAGCCCGTGTCGCGCCTTTGGCGAACATTGCGCTGAGCTTAGTCAGCAGGATGAAGGTGGTACGGCAATTCGGGTGGAACGGCGGCCGGGGGCCGGACTCCACGGGAAACTTGCGCTTGTCCATCGAGCGGCATTGCTGGCTGGTCTTGCTGTCCAGCGTTGCAACTATCTGGATCTCCTCAACGATGTCCGTGTTGGCCTTGGCCACCTCCATGCGCGCTTGGGACGACACGTGCTGAATAGCGGTGTGTACGACCGTGCTGGCATTGCGGTTAGTGGTGGCCAGGATGCCGTCTTTGTAGCCGGCAGCCTTGGTACCGCGAATATTCTTGATGATCTGAAAGTTAGTCTGGCCTTCGAAAAAGCCCTGCCGGATAGTGCCGGTGACACGTTCACGCTCGGCGCTGGTCCAGCCCTTGATGAAGGCCTTAAGCAGCTTCCCGCAGCCAGTACCGCGCACGCTGAGCGGGTTTGTCAGCACAGCGGTGCGGATGGCAGCGGCAGTCGGCGCGACCACATCCAGCGAAACGCCAACCGGCGCCGATCTGGCAAGACTGGTTGCCTCAAACTCGGCCTCGTAGTTGGCGATTTCTACCAGGTCTAAGTTCAGTTGCGCGCTGTAGCGGTCGAAGATGCCCAGCAGCAGGCTATCCACTTCCTTCAGCAACGCTTCAAGGCGCTTGACGTTGTAATCGGTCAAGTCCGACTGGGTCAGCCGCTCACGGATAGACCGGTCAATCTCCTTGAGGAAGGGAGCGAACTTGCCCACTTCCCCCGCCTTGAGCTTTTCGAGGAAGACTGCGTGCCGGATGGTCGCATCAAGAATCGCCTGTTTCACCGCCATCTACTTTGTCCTCGTCGTCCAGCCCAAGGCCATCGCCCTGCTCTTCCAGCTCACCGTCGATCTGTTTGTCCGTGCGCTCTGGTGCGATCAACCCAAGCTTGCGCAGGTAAGCCCGCAAGTCTGCCTTGGCGAATCCGCCGTTTTGCCACAAGCCAACCAAGGCGGTGATCATCTGAGGATCAGCCGAGAGTTCGACGAACTCCTGATTCACCTGGTAGGCGACTTTCTTGTCGGTGATGCCCATGTAGGTGCAGCACCACATGAGCGCACGGGTGTAGGCCTCGCTAACGTTGGCAACGCAGCCAGCCAAAACCGATGTGGACGCCGATTGGTCACCACGAGACTCAGTAGCGGTCTTGGTAGCGAGCGAGGCCACTACCATCCGAGCGCCCAGTTCGATCATCATCTGGTTTTTATCGGCCATGGCTCCTTGACCAGCGTGTTGGGCGTGGGCTGGGCGTAGCCGAAGGCGCCGCCGACGGGCAGCATCATTGGGGCTCGGGAGCCCACATAGATGCCGTTTTTCTCCATCCAATCGCGCCAAGACTCGTCGAGCCCGCTGATCCACGGCTGGGCCTGCCCGCACCAGAACACGCTGTCTTCGTAGTCAGCGCTGTTCCGATAATGGCCCAGGTTGATCATGGCGATGTCGTAGAGCGGAGACTCATCGATGCTCGGATCGTTGTTCTGCGCGCCTACGAAGGTGAACGGAATCTCTTTCAGCCGGCCGCCGGCACCCGTAGGCCGGAATTCCTCAGTAACCGCCAGTGGCCCGCCAGTCTCTGGTCCTGCCCGGCGCCATACTCGGCAAACGAAGCCGTCTTCCTCCAAGGCCAGTTCCCGGTACTGCTCAACCGTCTTGAATCCGAACCCATAAGGGATTTCCGGCGATTCCTTCAGCACTACCAGCGTCAGTACGCTATGACCGTTCACCATACCGGTGCGCCAGTTGATGATTTCTTCAGCGCAGTAAGTGAGGATCACCGCATGCCCGCCGATACCATCGTCCTGGTGATAGTCGACATACAAACCATGTCGGCCAGCCTCAAGTACCTTTTCGAGCGTGCCTTGGGAGTGCTGATAGATGCTCACCCCTGAGCCGTTGGCGTTGTCCTGCAGGTAATCCAACTTTGTCGGAACCGTCAGCGTCGGATCTTTGTGGAAAGCAAGGCCGAGCAACCCGTTTCGGGTGTGCCCGGTGGCGTTCTTGAACACCGCGCGCTCACGGTAAGCACGATTCCGATCCTGATTCTCTGGCGACTTGTCGTGCGCATTGATATAAGGCAGCCGATCGACTACCCGGTGCTGACCCGCGCAGACGTCGCGAACGGTTGCCCAGCGGTCTAGCACTGCCGTGTATTCCGCCCGTTTGAAGGAGACATCGTTGCTCATCGGGCGTATCCCATTTTGATAGCGGTGACCGGTTTGATAATCGGGTACTCGCGGTGGATGAAGTAGCCGCCGGCGTCGTTCGCGTGATCGATGCCGGCGGTTTTGTCTGGCTCCCCGTTTGCGCCCCACACCTGCTGTTCCAGGCCGTCGGCGTAGGTTGGGCAGGTGAAAGGGTTGATCAGATAGCGGCGCTCGCCTTGCGCATTGCAGAAGACAGCGTTCATTGCGTTGATTCGATCCTTCACCGGCGGGTTTGCCGCTGGAGCGATGACCGCGAACCCTGCCTGCTTGAGCATGGCCAGGTCGGTGATGCTGGCGTTCACGGACTTGCGGGAGTCGCCCGAGGCGTCCGGGTAGATCCTGATTTCGCAGGTCTTCTTGAAGTCGTTGCCGTCGTGCTGCCAGTAGCGCTCTTTGATCCGGCGGATCATGTCGGGCGTGTCATAGCCGTCAATCAGCTCATCAACTGCCCTGGGTAGTCCCTGGTCGCGTTTGACGTGTGTGATCGCCGCCATCTTGCCGACGTTGAAGTCCATCCCGATGAACAGCGGCTCGCCGGGCAGCACAGTGTCGAAGCAGCCGTTGAGCTTGCGGTCGTAGGCCGTGTAGATCGTGCCGGACGTCAGGTTGACGAACTGGCCCTTGAGGTACGCCATGATCAGCTGCGGCGGATACGACTCCAGCAGGGAGGCGATGTAGTCATCCGGCAAGTTCAGCTCGTTGTCGAACGTACTGGCCTGCACCAGGCCGTACATCTCCTTGAGCGACGGCTTGTCGCGCAGCTGCTTCACGAATTGCAGGAAGACGAACTTGAAGCCTTCCGGCGTCGTGGTGACGTCTACCCCGTTCTTCAGTCCGGGCAAGTTGTAGCGCATCCGGGCGATGATCTTGCGCCAGGCCTGCTGTGCCTTGACGGCAGTCAGCACGTCCAGCTCATCCACCAGGGCGTGACCAATCTTGAAACCGACGATGGTCTGCGGCTTCTCCATCGACCGGCAAATCACAGTGCCGCGGTACTGCCGGCCGCTGTAGATGTGAACCTCGTGGTTCGCCTGGTTGATCTTGGTCTTCAGCCCCCAGTCGTAGGCCACCTCATCCATGGTCGGATAGAAGATGTCCCGGATCTGAGGGTAAGTCGGTGCGAAGTAGCCAGCGTTGACACCGGGCCACTCCATGAAGTGCTTGCTCAGCGCCGAGCAGCCCACCCAAGTCTTGCCTGAGCCGAACCCGGCGACGAACGCGCGGAATTTGTGGGGCAGCGTGAGGAATTGAGCTTGCGGAACGTTAAGGCTCGGCATTCGGCTTCCTCGCATCTACCACGTCGACCTGGATGCGGGTCGGGATCACCGGTTCGTCGCCCGCCTCTTCCTTCCTGGCCCGGTTGACGTATATGTCACCGGTTTCTTTCGCGGCTTGCTCGAGGATCTGCATGGCCAGGCCGATGTTCTTCATCGACTCAGCCTTTTCAACAAACCGGTTCATGGTACGGAGGCGGAACGCGCGGTTGGCAATCGGGATATCAGCTGTCTCTTCGCGAAACCGCTTCCGGGTGTCGTGGAACAGGGTCACCCACTTCTTCGCCAGGTCTCGCCCAGCGCGCTTGGTAGGGTCTTGAGCCTCACACTGTTGACGGGTCACCTCTAAGCCGAATTCCTCTCTGACAGCTGCCGCAACCTGGGAAGGAGTGTCGAAGCACGCCAAGGCCTGAACCATGAAGCCTTTCACCTCATTGTTCAGGGCTGCCATAGGGTAAATTCCGTCTTAGGTCTGTCAGGGGTCAGGCCAATCTGAGCAGACAGGTTCCGCAGGCCCTCGCAATGTTCAATTTCCCCACCTCAGCAGGACTGTTTGCTGCATCCACCAACGCCTGAACGTCAGGGCTTGCACCGTAGCGGCGGACGACACCCACAAACTCTTCTACGTCGTGTCCGCGCATCTCAAGCTTTGGCGCGCCCTCCTTTGTGAAAGCAGGCTGACCGTACTTATCCATGGCGTGTGCGATGTGGTAGAGCTCATGCTCCACCAAGGCGCAGAAGTCGGTGTCGCTGCACTGGGCGCAGTAGTCAGCAGCCAGCGTGATGATGAAGGCCGGCACGTCGCCGAACCAATCACGCATCTGTTGTTCCATCCGAGCTTTCTGCCAGCCACCCGCGCGGAACGCCACCTGCTCGGCCTGGCCAAGAACTGTGCGACCCTGCTTAGCGAAGCTCGACGATGCCCACATGATCCGGATGTCTGCATCCAGTAGGTGAGCATGATCTTCGTTGTGAATGGTGCCCGTGTCGGCAAGAATTTCGGCTTGGAGCCATTCCCACACCTCGGGCGCAGGACGCAAATTGAGCCACAGTGATTCGAGCAGATCGGCCGGTGGCATTGGTCTGCTCATAATTCGCCCGTCAGAATATTGGATAGGTTGACGCCAGCCTAACCCCGATATGGCAGGCAAAGGCAGCGAAGATTGCACGATTACGCCATCGGTAGAAAAAACCAGTCTCATCACCAATTTTTCTGGCAACCTCGAACTGCTTAGTGAAGTCCCGGTCTGGATAAGTACTGCATAACTCTAGGTACCGAGCATTCATCTTGAGGAGATGGATCGTTATCTCGATGCGCTTAAAGCCAAGCCAGGCCGATATGACCAGCACTACGAGCGGAAGGAGCAGAAGAGTTGGCTCATTCCAGCCAAAGTTCGCATATTTCTGCGTCTGCGCCAGATAGGCAGACGCCGCCAAGGTTGCGCCCAAGACGAACTGGTCAAAGCTCAGGTTTCCTTTGTAGTAGTGATCATCTAGCGCCGTCACTCTTGGATCTTCAGCCATTGCTGCACTCTCCCTATTTATGAAACAGGGATATTACCGTGCCACCATCTGGCGTGTCTGTGCATGGGCATGACCGTGGAGCAGGCTCACGATCAGGCCTTGAGGAAGCCCGGCATTCTTGGCCGCGTCCACGGCATCAAAAATGGCCTTGTCGAGAGCGCTCACCGCAGCGTTGATTTCTGGGCTCATTGGCAGTACGTGCCGCAGGCGGGTTACGTTACTCATTGAATACCGGCCCCTCACCCATGCGTAATGTCTTGTTGGCGCCGGTGTAGCCGCCGCAGTAGATGACTCTGATCTCACCCCACACAGGGTGGACGTCGACGTGTTCGCCATCGGTGGACTTGAGCGGGGCGTCCAAGACAACGGCGATGCCAGCCTTAGTGTCGCAATAGGTGACACCGGCAACCCGCTGGCCGTCGATGATCACTTCCCGCCGGCCTTTGCCATCATCCCAGTAGTGGACATGCTCGCCTGATTGATCGCTCATCACGCCCACCCAATACTGATGTGAGTGCCAATCCAGATGGCGCCCTCTATGACTGCCCACCCAACCACGGCACAGGTGACCGCGCCGATGACAAAGGCTCCGGTCATATTTGGCAACTGGCTCATGCGAACCCTCATAATTGCGCGCCACAATTTGGCGCATCTGAAAACGTGGCGCGGATTTACGATTGGGATAAACTAGGTCAAAACCGATAAAGCAGAGCCCCTGCTAAGCTCGCAACCAAAAAAAGAGAAGCCGATGCCAATTGATGCAGCAACCGCAATGGCTAGGGCAAGAGACAATTTCAAGTATCTGGCTGAAGCAAAAGATGATGCTCACCTCGCCAAGCTAAAGGGAGGCGCTTGCGGCTATAACCAGTCACTTTTGATAGCCGGCCTGATCAGCCCCAAGCAATTGGATCAACTGAACAGAGAGCTCGATGAAGCCTGTCTGGCTTACAAATCACCCTTAGCTTGAATCAAATGATTCGCCCTGTCCGCAGACAATCAACGCTGCTGGATAGATTACGATTGAGCACGTTCATCAAGTGCATGGTCGGCAAACTTTTAGAGAAGATGCACATGCCAGCAGACACAGAGTTCGCGATGACCGCAGCCCGCATAAACTTCGGGCGCTTGGCTTCGGCCGTAAGCAAATCAGATCGTGAGAACTTAACAAACGACGCTCACAGCTTTAACCAAACATTGTTGGATGCTGGTTTTATCAGTCGCGAGCAATTTAAGCAGCTGAACTCCGAGCTTGAGCTGGCCTTCAGGGCTCATATCCTGCCTTGACCTTTTACGTTTACTTGCTCTGACTGCGAACGATCTGTGCGTCGACCTGGTCGGCGCAGGTATCAAGCAACTTGATCGCTTTGTCTTTGAGCTCCCACACATCACCGTTGAGGCGAAGGTCGGCCTGGTCTTGTTCAACGCGCTCGCAAGGGATCAACTCGGGCGCTTCAATTCTTACCGCTTGGGTCTTTGTTACTACCGCTGGCTTTGCCGCGCAGCCCGTCAGGTAAAGGCTGATTAGCCCAGTCACGAACAGGCTTGCTGCTGCGCTTGAGTTCTTCAAAGTCTTTCCTCGCCTTCTCGGCTTTCTTCTCGCTGGCCTTTATTCGTTTTGCCAGGTCGGATGTGTACGCGGCGTTGCGCACGGCTTCGGCGCGCAGCGTGGTGATAGTGGCCTGGCTCTCGGCATTGGCGGCGACGGCTTTGGACTTCTCGCCAGCTTCGAATGCCACCTCCCCGCGAAGGGCTATGACACGCGACTGCTGTATGCCCACCAGTAGCAGGCCGACCAAAGCGATGATGATTGCTGCTGCGAAGGCCTTCATGCTGAATCCGCCTTGCGACCCAGGAAGCGGGTCACCATCTCGCGAATAGCAGTCACCCCGAGGAACCCAATAGTCCCTCCAGCAGCAACAGAAAGACTTGGCGGCCAAGCCATCCACTCGATCACGCTTGAAGCAACCAAGCTTAGCGACCCACAGATCAATGCTTCAAACACGATCCGGCGCTTGCTCGTTTCTTTCGCGTCATACATGACACGCAGTAGTGAGACAGTGATGGACATGATCACGCCCTGCCAGAGCGGATTGCTCAACGCCAGCCAGATCTTGGCCCAGGTGTCTGGCTTATCAGGCATGTTTGGCATCCGGGTTACTCCCTCTCGGGGAGATTGATAAATCCAGCCCCAGCAGCACTCCCAGCCATAGCGATGGGTGTGGTGAAGCCGAAAATGAAAAAGCCCCGGCTCAGGCCAGGGCTTTTCAAAAACACATAAAAATCACTTAATAGGTTTGACTGTTCCGATCTCGAACTCGTCTTTACTTTCATTCTTGCCTTGTATCCACTTGCAACCAACGAGATCGTGACGCACAGAACCGGTATTTCTCACAACCCGACCACCAATGCCCAGGGCACCAACACTAAAGTCTTTGGGGCCGCAACGATTCACAATCATCCGGGGACCACCCGAAGCGAGCTCAACCATATCGCCTTCCTTCGGATGATACATTTCTGTCGAGCTAACAAACTCCAGCTCCACCTTTTTCAATATCTTCCTACGCGACTCAGACTTTTCAAACCATTTGCATTCAACGTGATCGTGACTAAGCGTCTGCGGTACAACCATCCTCGCCGTTACGCCCAAAGCGCCGCCAACCTTAACAGGGCCAGCGTCAATCACCGTCATTAGCTGATCGTTAAGTTTATAACGAACCACATCGCCCAGCTTCAATGCTTCACTCATCGCGAGCCTCCTTTTCGTGTCGCTACAAGATGGGGGCTAGCGAGAAAATTTCAAGAGCGATCCACTGTACTGGGCATCTTTTGAAAACGAAAAAGCCCCAGCAGATGCTGAGGCTCTTGATTTGTAAAGGCATCTTACCGCGGCAGCTTCCTACACGGCATGCTTGCCGGTTCTGCGCGAAGCTCTGATGAGATGCATCGGTCTATGGTTTTTTGGGGCCGAGGGAGCTCTTGCGCTCTTCCTCACGTTGCTTGTCCAAAAGTAGAATTCTAATGTTCTGCTTCTCGACCAGCGTGCCTATGAGTGCACTAGCGGAAGGCCAGTCCACGAAAATCCCGACGACCTCATCGCCATCCCAGACAACCCACAATAACTTCGGAGGGTTTGAAGGCAGCCCCACACCCGAAGCCATCTTCGCTTTGAGATTTTTTATTTGTGTCGGGGTAAGTTGTTCTGCAGAGATCCTTCCCACTTTACGCTCCAGCCTCAGATTAGAAGCTAATAGCATGACCGATTGTCGCCCAACAAAAAACCCGGCTCTTGGCCGGGCGGGGGTATTGATGTGCGTTTCGCGTTACTTGTGCACTATGGGAAAAGTACGCGCAAAACCCCGTCATGTCAATATGATTATGCCGCCTCTTGATCTTTTTCCGAGTGAATCACCTGCCATAGCGGTTGTTGAGCCTGAATATCCACTTCTTTTATCACTTCTTTAAGGGATTCCCATAGGTCGAGCCAGTCACGCGTCCAGTTCTTCGGATCGATGGTGACGCCGAAGAACGTGTTCATCTCGGCGGCCACCCGCGCCGGGCCCCACTCAGCAGACCCGGCCACCTCCCCCTTGTACGACTGCAGGGCCAGGGTAACCAGGTACTGCGCCTTCACGCGCTTGGCCGATGTCAGATCTGGCAGCGCTGCTTTGGCGGTGATCAGCAGCACCGCGTTCAACAGGTGCTTCATGTTCATCGCCGGGTGGTACAGGTAGTGCCCGAACTGCTGCACTTGGAACGGAAGCGTGTCGATGGCGCGCAGTACTTTGCCGATGGTGGCCAAGTGAGCGGCACGGGCCGTTGACCTGCCAGCAGGTGTGCGCCGGGTTTCGCTGATGCTGATCTTCTGGCGCACAACCTGAATGCGCTCTTCCTTGTCATCCCCCAGCGCAGCGAAGACCGCCTCGGCCCGGCGCATACGCTGCCCCTTCTTGATAGGTGCTGACTGTGCCTTGTCGATGGCTACAGCGCTGATCGACGCGTTCGATTCGTGCTGAGCCTCGGTCCATACCTGCCTTGCGTTGATCAGTTTCATGCTGCCTGCCCCTTTTTCAACTCTCTGGTCTTTGCCCGGTAATCGGCAGTCATCGCCTTCAATTCTGCGACAGTATATTTCTTCGCCTCGTGCGGCCCCTCGAGCCACTCAACTGCCTCGGCGCCGATGCGCTTCAACAGCTCGATGCGGTAACTCACGATGTTCCCGGAGAGCCGGGTGTTGCACGGTGAGCACTGGCGGTGGCAATTCAGAGGCTCGAAGCGCAAAGCCGGATTGCTCCCAACAGTCCGGTAATGGCCAGCGTCATACTTGCCCTGGTGGTGCCGGCCGCAGCTGACGCATGGCAGTGCCGCGTCACGGGCGCGCACCCAAGCGTTGAATGCCTGCTGCGTGTCCTTGAGGTGATCCGCCCTGCTCTTCAGCTTCTCCTTGCGGACCTTGATTTCCTTGCGCTCGATGTCGGCCAGCGCCTTTTTAGCCTTGGGCGCGTGCCTTGGCGCGTCGATCAGCGCGCACGCCGGGCTGCACACCGCCTGACCCATGCGAGAAGGCACGAATGAGGCGCTGCACGTAGCAACGCGGCATTTCTTCGGCTTGGCTGTCTTCCGTTCGATGGTCATGCGGCCTCCTTGAATGCTTCGAACTCGGCCATTTCGGTCAGGCGCTCTTCGGTGAGCGTCGGCCAGTAATGCAGCACCAGATACGCGCAGCACTGGCGCCAGAAATCTTGGAAGGTTTCCTCCCCCATTGAGTCGTAGGAGAGGCTGCGCGGTGTCTTACGGGTAAGCTGGCCCAGGCCGGGGATGTCGAATGCTTCCTCGTCGCAGTACACGCCCGACTCCAGTTGCAGGGTCTTGATTGCGTCGTGGGACTGCTTGCCGGAGAACCGGTCGATGTTCTGGCTCAGCACCCGGCCCAGACCATGGACCAAACCATTGAACCGTGGGTTGCGCGGCTGCTTTAAGTCGGCGCGGATCTTCGTGTTGATCCGGAAATCCCGCTCGCGAAGGATCGACCGGTCAGCATCAGAGGACGGCACGAACGCTGCCACCTCCTTGCCTGTGGCTGGATCGACCAAGCGTCGCAGCACCAGGTACACGGGCATTGGCCGGGGCTTGGCTGGCTTGGTCATGGCGTCACCCGAAAGAATTCAATTTCGAATGGACCGAAGTAAACCCGGAAGGCAGGCTTGGAGTCGAGTTTCGTGAAATAGAAATGCCAGTTGAGTGGGCGGAACCCAAAGAGCAGCCAGCCTCGCTTGAATCCGAAGCTGACCATGTAGCCATTGCCACGGTAGTCGTCGCTGAATCTGCCGTAATTGGTCTTCATGACTGCTCTCCCTTGCCCATGGCGGCGTCAATACTCCGGTCGAGTTCTTCGCCGTCGACGCAGGGCATGGTTCCGTCTTTTTGAGTTATCTGTACGCGGGCGCTGTAATATTCTCCGCGAAGCCACCGATACCGCTCCGCGTCAACCTGATCTTTGCGCCACTCATCACGAAGCGCCTGTGCGGCTGCGATCAGAGTTTCGTTCTCAGCCTTCAGCTCAGCATTCACCCGCTCGTAGGCTTCGTAGCCGGTGCGTAGGCCTGCGACTTCGGCCTTGAGTTGGTCGCGCTCTGCCACCGCGATTTCGGCAACGCTACTCAACGCACGCAAGGCCAGTTCGTCCCGCTCGATCTGGGCGATCAGTGCGAGAACAACGTCAGGGTTGGCTTCGTCGTCATAGGCCAGCTCTGCCGTATTCCAGACTTCGGCAAATTCGTCGCCGCCGTGCTCGCACAGGTCCGCGTAGGATTGCTTAACGGCCTCGGCGGCGATCTTGAGTTTTGTGTGGTCAGTCATGATTTCACCTTCAGTCCGGCGGCTTCGATGGCGGCGCGAGCCAGGTCCAGGTAGACGAACTCACCATCTACGCACTGGGTGCTTTCGGTCGGAAGATCGATTACCACCGCCTCGCGGGATGCCTGCCAGCCATCCCATGCACCGTTCGCATAAGGGCTTTCGTAGAAATTCGGGTGAGTGATCGACCGGGTGAAATTCATCCCCCGGAAGCGCGGGCTTTTCTCGAACTCTTCACGCATCTTGTCGGTCATGTCCGTTGCTCCGCTGCTTCTGCGATCAATGCCATGCGCTCAAGGCGCTCTTCGGCTTGGCTGGCGAGATTGGCTAAGTCCGCCTCATCCACCACCGGCATGCACACGAAAAGAATTCCGTGCTTGGCCATGGTGTTGGCCACCTCAAGGGATTGGCGTAGCTGGGCTGGGTTTGCTCGCTTCATGCTCGTGACTCCAATTCCTGGGCCTGCTTGATCAGCAGCGCGCGGCGGTCTGCCAATTCGTTGGCGGCTTCAATCCGCAGTTCGATCTTTCGCTCTTCGCTGGCCTTGCGCATTTCCAGCATCGAGGACTTCACCAACTGCAGCTTTTCGCGCAGAACCGGCGCAGGCTGTGTCACGGCACCAGTGAGCAGTCCAGCAATCGCGCGCCCATCCTCAGTGACAGGAAAGACACTCAGGTCTGCGAGGTACTTCTGGCCGCTCTCTCGGGGGATGCGCTTGAGCTCCATGGCCTTGGTGACGGCTTGAATGCGACGGCTCGCGTCGAATCCTACGGAGACGTGCCAGTTCACAGGCTTGGCATCCTCTCGTGATCGGCCAACAAACCGCTCGTAGGCGCTGATGAAGGCCATGCGGGCACCGATCTTGTCGCCAGAGTCGAGGACGGGCTTTGCAGCAGCCAAGGCCAACTGGATTTCTTCAGTTAGAACGACCGTTTCGTATTCGTCATTGGTGGTCATGGCGATAGCCCAAGCTTCGTCCTTGCCAGGGCGGCCGTCAGCGGCTTGGACGCGCTGAAGAATCGAGGCAAGTGTCAGTTTTCCAGTCAGTTCACGACGGCAGGACCAGAGCGCATTGGCGATCACGCCCATGTCGTGTTCGGCCAGATCCTCGGCCATCAGCTTTGCAGCTGGTGCGCTCAGCACCTGCCCAAGAGTTTCGGCAGTGGCGCAAATGGCCATGCTCAGTTCAGCGGTTTCGGCGTAGGAAAGCATTGCTCTCACCCCCTTCCAGAATGCTGCGGCTGGCCTCTTGGCCGGCGTTGAAGTTGGCTTGGGTGTCTTCGATCTGGCGGGCAGTTCGCGAATTCATCTGGCGGCCGGTAGCCCACTGGGTGTGGTAGGCCTCCGCCTTGGCGATCAGGTTGTTCAAGCTGTGGCAGTCATTGACGATGCGGGCGTCGTTGACCGTGAGGTAGTACGCAGCAACGCTGTGGGCAACGTCGACGCCTAGGCGATCAACCAGCTTGCCGAGGATTCCACCGGCTGCAGCGTTCCATACCGGCCAGCACTGGTACCGCTTGCGGTAAGCCATGGCGTAGTTCGCCCATGCCTTGAACGTTTTACAGGTCTGGTCTTTCGGCCCTGGCATGTCGGCGGGTATTTCGACGCGAGGTGCTTCGGGTTGATCCACAACCAGCACAAGCACACCGGGTTGGGTCGGCTTGTCCGAGCCTTCCGGCAAGCTGTGACTGGTACCCTGATTGGTACCCTGATGATTGGTATCCTGATTTGTCGGAGATTTATCCGACCCTTGCTCGGATTTTTTTCCGACCTTGATCGGAGATTTATCCGAGGTAGATCGGATTTTTTTCCGACCTTTGTTTTTTGGTGGGGTCGGATATTTTTCCGACCCGTCGAGCTTCTGATTCCACTCGATCGCTTTCTCTGTGAGGCGGAAAAGCGTGATGTTCGAGGTGCTGGAAAGCTCAATCAACCCGGCCTCTTCCAGGGCCTTCAGCATGCGGTAAGCGGTGTCCGGCTTGTCAGTGAGTAGCGGAAGCTCCTCAGTGATCTTGGCCTTGCTCAGCGCGAAGAAGATCCCGTCATCAGTCTTGATTGGCTTGGCCCAGCTCGGGCAGCCGTAGACGAACGCGAACAGCAGGGCCTGCTGAGAATTCAGCCCCCACTCCAGCGCCTTCACCTGGTTAATCGTGACGGTGTATTGCATGTCAGGCCGCCGAATAGACTGTATGCGAGCTATTGCGCGCACGTTTTCAGATTGCGAAAAGCGTGGCGCGAGATTGGTGGGGCTATTGATCGTTTGATTGGCTTGGTGCATGATTCGCTCCACAAGTTTGTTGCTGTTGAAAGAGCCGGGATTGCGCCCCGGCTTTTTTATGTCTGAAATTCAGGCTGCTTTCACCGACTGCTTGAACACTTCCAAGCTGACGATCACTTCCTCAGCCTCCTTGAGTAGTTCGGACTTCTCGCGAGTGCAAACGCGGCCATCGGCCTGGGCGTCGAACGCAAGGCGGGTCACGTCGCCAGATCGGCATGCAGCCGCAGAAGCGCGGTATTGAGGTTGATTCCCTCGGGCTTATCCTTCGGCACAAGCTCGAAGCCAAACGATTCGGCCCAAGCTTTCAGTGGGCGGAAGTCCTGGGTGAACTTCATGATTCGGTGCAGCTCCTGGACGTTCAGCTTGTGGCTGTCGTAATCAGGGTTCGCCTTTTGGGAAAGCAGTGTCTTTGAAGAGAAGCTGGCCCCCTCCGCAATCCGCCCTGCGCCGTGGTCGTCAACCACGTCATAGATCGCCTTCATCAATTCCTGCATGTAACACCTCGAAATTCTTTACGTGGCGCCCTGCAGGTGCAGAGGCGATCATTTGCTCAATGGAACGGCGGACAGGGATGTCGCTTAGCTGGCGAGACGTTGATTCTGCGAAGGAAAAGCTCTCACCTCTTCTGCTGTACAAATCCCATTCGGGTGAGGGGTGACATAGATGTCACGGCCGATTCGAATGGCTTTACTGATGGCGCCCTGCGTCATCCCCAACAGAGCTGCAGCCTCGCTCTGCCCAAGCCAGCGGGCAAAATCAGTGATGTGAATTCGGTTCATGGGAGTGATCTCCGTGGTTCTTCATGCACGAATATTACCTATGGCATTTTTAAAAGTAAATGCCATTGGCATTTGTAGCTATATTACCGATGGGAATACGATTCAGGGATGAGCAAGAAACCCCTACCGCAAGACAAAAAGGATGAGTGCCTTCGGCTGAAGGCATTGTTCAATAGAAAGAAAAATGAGCTTGGCCTGACCCAGGAGAAGCTGGCGCACGCCTTAGAAATCAATCAAAGCTCCGTCAGCCACTATCTGAATGGTGTTAACCCGCTCAATCCTTCGATTGCCGCCTCGTTCGCGAACATATTGAAGGTGGATGTTCGTGAATTTAGTGAGCGCCTCGCCAAAGAGATTTCTCAAATGGCGTCATCCATCGACCAGCGGCACACCGGATCTGGCACCGCCATCTCGCTGGATGGAGAAGATTCGTCCAAATCTGATCGTGACTTTACGGGGGCTGGCGAGAGAGCAAGGGCCCTGGCTTTGGCCGCAAGCCCAAGGTCTAGATCGGCACTCGAGCGGATTGCCGAGGCCGCAGATTCTGGGCTGCTGAGCGAGCAAGATGTTCTGCTATTGGAGGCTATCGCCACTCGCCTTTCGATCAGGATCCCAACCAAAACAGAATCGCCTCATCAGCGTTTAAGGAAAAAGCTGACTCCAAATGATCCAGTTCCTGAATAGCGACTGCTTCGGTGGTCAATTGCGTGACCCAGTAAAAACGGGGCTAAACCCATTATTCCGCGCAAAAATTCGGGTCGGTGACGAGTCTTTGCACTGCTACGTTAAGCCGATCCCCGATAAGGTTTGGGAAAGGCCGGGCACCTACGAGTTTGAGTCATCTGAAATCGTAAGCGAGGCAATCGGGTATGCGCTGGCCGGTATCGTTGGTCTCCCGGTGGCCAAGAATGCAGGGGTAATTGAGCTGGATCGCGATCAAATCCCTGAGAGAGTCCAGCGCGCGCTCGACTTTATTTCTCCCTCGGGCCCACAGAAAAGCTATTTGGCGTGGTTCTCGCAAGACACGACGCATCCCAATCTTGTGCAAAAGCACGTGGACGGTTTTCCTGATTTTATGAAGGAGCGTCGAGCAAAGAGACTTGTAACGCAGCTATCCAAGAACAAGTCTATCCCGGCAATTTTGTCTTTTGACGCATGGCTTCAAAACTCTGACAGGCACCTTGGAAACCTACTTTGGGCGTCTAGCGGTTCGTACACACTGATAGATCACGGAAGGCTATTTGTGTGGCCTGACTGGACTCCAGCCAAGCTGAGCGGGGCAAGGAAGTGCCCAAATAGGCTGATGGAAATAATCGATCTTTATGTGCCTCAGTGGAGCCAGAATCTACCCGTTCGAAGCGCTAGGCTGCTCGCGTACAATTCTTTCTCTGTCGCGTTTCGGGATGGTGGAGCAGAAAAAACAACGGAAATGCTATCGAGTTTTCTAGGCGACGAGGGGTCGGCCCAGGTGGTCGACTTCATTGCCGCGCGTCTGGATAATGACCGATACTCCAAGGAACTTGGAATGCTGGCAATATCATGAATATCTCCGAAAAGCTCAGAAGTCGCATAGGTGGCGCACCCCGCCAGGAGCTCGTGCGTGGCTCCTGGAGAAGTATAAGCATGTGCCTTGATCCTGATGCAGGGGAGTTCCTTAATGTGGGGGTTGCCTTCCAGCATGGCGTGCAAGTCGAGATTCGCATGCTCGACACCTTCCAGCGCCTGGCTTGCTTATATGACGGCCGAATCGATCAAAACGATTTGGTGCATTACCTTCAGGACGTAGAGGCCACGCTGCTGAGTTATGGCGGCAATCTCCCTGACTTTATCGGACACGATGTTCGACTGGGAGAGGCCCTGTTTGCATCTGGCGCCACGGCAGAAAGCGTCGTCGATGAGTTCTTCAATGACGTAGTGACCCTCGCCCGCCCAAAATTTGGAGACAAGCGTGACCACTTCCGCTATCACTCCACACCCAAGCTTAGGGACGGCGTGCTGAGAATTATGGAAGAAAAAATGAGGCTGAAAGCATCCCGCATTATTCAGCAGGGAAGATTCAGCTTAAAAATGAAAGGGTCTGCGAACCGCATCGAAGTAGACGTCCCCCTGCTTAGCAGTGACGCCGCCGGCACAATTGTCTCTGCGTGGTACAAGAGTCCGCTTGTGGTTGAGCATAACATCCTGCAAGCAGCCTCGGACATTCTGCTAATTACGAGCAACTCAGATCGAAAAGGGTCTATTTCGGTACTAATGCCCAGTTCTGATAGCGGCATGTCAGCAGAGGAATTTCGGAAAGTCCACGACACGGCCTTTCGCCAGATGGATCGGGCCAGCAAGGCTGGTGTTGACGTCATCGAAGCAGTGTCGACTGACGCATTGGCCAACCAAACAATCGAATGGTGGGACGATAGAGCTGCATAACGCCTAAATCATCCATCAAATCAGCCCGCCTAGTGCGGGCTTTTTTATTGCCATCGACAAATATTATTACCATTGGCATTGACAGCAAATAATGCCATTGGTAATGTTCGTTCATCGCAGCGACACACAGCCACTGCGAACCGCTCTTTAACAACCTGAAGACGTAGACCCAGGCGCCGAGTGAATCCGGCCATTGAGTTCTGGGAACAGTACGAATCACGGCTTGCTTCCGTGTCCGGTAATTCGGCGCGCAAGGTTTGCTGAGCAACACCTAATTCAACTGCTGCGCCCGGCATGCCGTCGCAGCGGTCAGTAAAGACATTCGATTCAATCCGGTGACCGACGCCAGTAGCGGGTTACGGCGGAAGTTTTCACTGATGCACCCAACTGCAGTTCGGTCGGGTGCATTGGGAAAACAACCGGAGAAATCTATGAAAATCGCGAGCCTTTCCATTGAAGTAGCGCTTCCGCAACCTGGCGACAAAGAATTTGAATCTTTTGTCGAAAAAGTCGCGGAAGCTGTTCTTAAGCGTGTGTCTACCAAGCTTCAAGACAAACCCAAACCCGACGAATCAACGCCGCTTGAATAAACCGCTCTTGCCAATCGTGCTGTCGATGATCTTGTCGACTTCCTCTTTGGCCCTTGATTGAAGCGCGTCGAGCACCTCTTTCTTGTCGCCTACATCAACCCCGCAATCGGCACATCGGATCATCTGATCCTCTTCGCCCTCATCGGGAATTGCGAACTTTTTGCTGCCGCACGCGCTGCACGATGCTGAAACTTGCATATTTCACCTATTCGCTAGTTGGTTGTTGGCACATCCAGCCTAGCGCGAATCGCGTCACCTTGCGCAGTGGTGAGCTGGCCGCCGGCCACTATCCAACGTCGAAGCCCAATACGCCTCTAACCGTCAGCACACCTCCCCCGCGCCCATCGGCAACCAGCGGGAGGCATGAGTGTTGACGAATACAGGTGAACCAAATCCACGGAGACATTCATGAGCCAACAACGAGCGCCATTCCCACGTCGGCTGACAACGCCGACCAGATGAATTTGCCCGAGGGCAAAACCTGCGGCGAATGCGTGCACTGCAAACGCTGCACCGCGATGTTCGGGCATATCCCGGCTGACGAATCTTGCGACTGGAGCCCTTCGCGCTTTCGAGAAGCTGTTCCCGTCGCGGTTTCCGCCTAACCCCAAACACTGGAGGTCGCCATGAGCGATATCAAATACACCGACGACGGCAAGAAAGTCCTCGTCGTTGGCAAGCTCAACGCCCAGCAGACAATCGTGCAAGAGATCTTCGTCAGCGCCGGCCAGGAAATCCCCAGTGGCGAAAACTTCGTGGTGAAAAGCCTGCACGACGCGCCAGCCGAATCGTGGAAGGAAAAGAACCTGCGCGAACTTGAGGCGCGCTACGAGAAGCAGAAGAAGAATCTGGAACAAGAGGTCGACCAGCAGCACTGCCGGTTGACCATGATCAAGGTCAAGGCCAAGCACCATGCTGACGCCTTATTCCGGTTCGTTGAAAAGTCCGATGAAGGTTCGCTTGATCTTCTGAAGAAGGTCATGTCCGGCCAGATCACTCACGTATTCGTTTCAGGCCATTCGCCGGAAATCTTCGAATGGTATGGCGACAAAGGTCCGTATGAGATTGATCGCTACCACGGCCGCATGGAACTGAAAGGCATCAAGCTTCTGTCGCTGTACGGCTACTCCGAAGGCGATCTTGAATATCGCCTGCACACCTACCGCGACGGGAGCGGCGGCAGTGAACAGGTATGGCCGACCACCAGCTATCAGGAAGCGCTCACGATGGCCCAGGCCGCTTGCGACGAACAGGCTGACGCCTACCTGGCTGGCAAGCGCAGTTCGTTTTCCATGTCTGATTGGAAAAAGATCGAAGGCCTCGTCATTCCTGATGCCGTGATTGAAAAGTATGAGGCCGAGGCAGACGCGGCGCGGCTAAAGCGAATTGCTGGCCTTCAAAAAGAGCTTGCCGATCTTGAGGCTAAAGCTCTTACCAAAGCATAACAACCGCCACCCTGGAGGCGACCATGAACGCAGCATTAAAGATATGCCAGGAGCGTTACGACGCTCAGTTACCTCCAGAGGTCAGCGAGAGCGACGAGGTCACGGACTGGCTTGAGCATTCGGCGGAACAGCTGGTGTGCGGCATGGACATCAAGTGGAAGCGCCGCTACGGCCAGCCTCAGGTGGTGACGTTTGAGCGGTTCTGCACGGTGCTGCAGGGCCACTTGAACCAGCGCCAGATTGACGGCCTGGACCAGCGTGATTCGTTTGCCCGCCTGCTGCTTTCGGCAATGCTCGGCAGCCAGAGCGATGCCCGGTCTCACGCCGCAGACCTGCTGGGCCAGCAACGGCCCATTGAAGCGGTCGAGAAGATCGCCGTAGCGCTGTTGAGGCCGTATGCCGACGACGCGATAGCGGCGGAACGGGAAGAGCGCGAAGACGATGTGGATGCCGGTCTATGAGCCCTCACATCCTGATCGATGAAGCACTTGAAGCGCTTGAGCATCCCAGCAGCGAGCCAGGCGCCCAGGCGGTGGTGGTTCGGATGATCACCAACATGCTTACCGGCGACGCGATCACCGTCGAAGAATTCAACCACTACTGCCAGCGCCTGCTGAAAATCACCAAACACCGCAAGGAGGCTGCATGACCACTGCACCGGTTAAATCGCTGATCGACGAGCAGCTCGACCAAGTTGAGTCGAAGCTGATCATGCTGGGCTTCGGCCTTCCCTTCAATGAAGTGATCGGCCAGCCGCGTGAGCGTGCCGTGGCCACGCTGCCGAAGCGCTTGGCGGCAACGATGAAGGGCGGGCGGATCGCGGTGAGGGTTAGGCCTTGACCACCCACCAAAGCACCCGGCGCCTGCTGATCTGGCACGGCGCCTTCCCTGTTCTTGCCCTCTTCACCTTCCTGATTTTGCTCAGCGCCCTCGCTGATCGAATCACTCAATAACCAATACCTCACAGCGCCCCGCAAGGATGGCGCGGGAGTATCGCCATGCTCGCAGCAATTGCAGATCGCATCCGTTCCAGGTCCTACGAACTTCCTCTGTCCCGTGATTACGTCCGTCACTGGGGCTTGAAAGAGGCCATTCGGGAGCTGGTGCAGAACGCCCTGGATAGTGAATCGCCGTTTGAATACGCCTTCGCCGACGGCCAACTGTTCATCACCAGTCGCTTTGCAAGGCTGGAGGCAAGCACGCTGGTGCTGGGCAGCACTTCCAAGGCTCACCGCTCCGACGCTATCGGCAGTTTCGGCGAGGGTTACAAGATCGCCCTGCTGGTGCTGACCCGCAACGGCTACGACGTGAAGGTCTGGAACGGCAACAAGCAGTGGGTACCCGAGTTCAGGCATAGCGACCAGTTCGACGCGGAGGTGTTGTGCATCAACGAGACACCGGCGCATCGGCAGAATCAGGGCGTTGAGTTCGTTGTCTCCGGCCTCACCGATGAAGACGAAACCGAAATCCGCAGCATGTGCCTGCGCATGCAACCGCCAATGAGCGACGTCATTGGCACCAAGTACGGCCACATCCTGCCCTCCCGGCCGGGGAAGCTCTACGTCGGCACGCTCTTCGTATGCGACACAGATCTGACCTACGGCTACGACATCCTCCCCGAGCATCTGCAGCTTGAGCGTGACCGCCAAACGGTGAGCGGCTGGGATTTGAAGCAGGTATCCAAAAACGCCTGGATCGACACCGGGCGCATGGATGATGTGGCAGAGAAAATCGAGGCGGGCATTCCCGACGTTGAGTATGTCGAGTACGGCAGCACCGAGCTTGTACGGGAGGCCTGCTACAGGCTGTTTCAGCAGAAGCACCCCGGTGCTATTGCCGTTCAATCCCAGGAAGAGCTGAACAGTCTGATCAAGCAGGGCATGACCAATACCGTGGTCGTGCGCGGCGCGTATTACTCGCAAGTCGCCAACTCGACCTCATACAAGCAGCAGGTGTCCCACGTCGTTGCCATCCAGACGCCCAAAGCGGCCTTGGAAGAATGGTACCGCGACAACAAAAAATATATGAGCAGACTGCCCGCGGCGTCCTTCAAGGAACTGGCCAAGCGCGCGGATGGCTGGAGGAACAAGTGATGTCCGAACAAAACATGCATATCTGGAACAAGGTCGATAAAACCGACACCAGGTTCACCAAGAAAGCCAAGGTCAACGGCCAGGACATCACAAGCTTGAGCGGTACCGCGATGGCCATGAAGGCCACCGAGTTGTTTGGTCCGGTCGGCATCGGTTGGGGCTGGAGGATTGTCGAAGAGCGCTTCGATGAGGGTCATGAAATCTTGATCGGAGAAGGCGACAAGCGCGCATGCATAGGTCGCGAGATTGGTCACACAGTCAAAATCGCCCTCTGGTTCATGCAGGACGGCCAGCGCGGCGAGATCGAGCAATACGGCTGCACTCGGTACCAGTACAAAACTACCTACGGCATGACCACTGACGGCGAAGCGCCAAAAAAATCGCTTACCGACGCCATCAAGAAATCGCTTTCGATGCTCGGGTTCAGCGCCGACGTGTTCCTCGGGCTGTTCGATGACGAAGCGTACGTCACTCAACTCAAGGAAGAGGAAGCGATCGCAAACGCCGACGACAAGGACGCTGAAATCCTTCGGCAGAAGCAGGAGCGCGTGGACTGGCTCGCCTCAGCAGTTGAGACCATCGGCAAGGCCGTCACTACGTACGAACTGAAAACCTTGAATGTGAAATACATCCGCGAAGCGACTCGCCGCAATGAACCAGCGTTCATCGCCCGCATCACTCGCGCATTCGAAGAACGCAAAACTAGCCTTGAGAAAGGCACGGAGGCAGCAGTATGACTCAACTCTACGCACTCACCGGCAAACTCGCCGAGCTCCAGGCCATGGCCGACACCGACGATGAAGGCCTGAAAGAAGCGTTACAGCATGCCATGGACGAGGTTCAAGGCGATTTCAACATCAAGGCTGACAACATCGTAATGTTGCGCCGAAATATCGAAAGCGACGTGACGGCCATCGAAAGCGAAATCGAGCGCCTGGCCGAACTCAAGCGGATCAAGTCAAACAGCGTGTCGCAGATCAGCGACTACCTGCGCCGCAACATGGAAGCTGCAAACATCAAGTCGATCAAGCGTCCGCTCTTCACCATCACACTGGCCATGGGCAGCGAACGGGTGATCGTAGACAACGAAGATGCGGTGCCGGACGATCTGACCACTGTGAAATCGAGCATTGCCCCGGACAAAAAGGCCATTGCCGCCAAACTCAAGGAGATCCGCGAGCATAACGAAGCGGTGCGCAAGCGCATGGCTGCCGGTGATGATGCTGAACATGAACTTCTACCCGAACCTACCTGGGCTCACTTGGAGCGCGGCGACAGTTCAATCCGCATCAAGTGAGGTAATCATGATCAGCAACCACCTCAACCTGGTTGAGCAGCAGCGTCAGCACGCCGACTCAATATCGGAGCGCACGGCGCAGTTCCTGGCCGCGGGTGGAACGATCTACCAGGGCGAAAGTCCGGCGATCAACCCGCCACCGCCGAAACGCTCTGCCAAGATCGACCCCGAAACCATCCTCAAACGACGCAAAGCGCCGATTTCAAGGGCTCAGCGTAACGCGCTGCGCAAACTCGCGGAGGCCTTATGAGCAAGCGCAAGCCGCATAACCTGCAGGCACGTATAGCCCGGTCGTGCCGCTCCCTACTGGCATCCAACCATGTCGCCGTGGTCAACATCGACCCCAGCGGCCGCCAGGGCATGATCAATTACAAGTCGCTGAAGAACATCGCACCGGGGAAGATTGGCCAGGCCGTTTGCAGCATCCCCCATCGCTGGACGATCTACCTCAGCGCGCTTTGCATCGACTCCCGCGGCGACCGCTACAGCAAGTCGGTAGAGGTGGCTCCCGATGGCATCTACCTCTCCGACCACTTGGAAGACGTGATCGAGCATTGCTACAAGAAGCTGCGCGACGAGGCCAATCAAAGCCAGATGGTGGCCTCGGGCTGGATCGCCATTCCCGAAGCGATATCGCTGGACGAGGCGCACGCCGCTCGGATCTTCGAAGCCGTCGGCGCATGGCGACAGATAAAGGTCGATTCATGCGCCGCATAGCCCGCACCCAGCAACGCAAACGTCAAACCTGGCTCGCACTGCCGGTCAGCAGAATCAATTCCAACCCGGAGATACACCCATGTCCACCGCAACCGATACAGCCGAGTTTCTTGAAGAACTCAACGGCGGCGCCTTCGCCAGCCAAATCGGCCACGCCATCTCCGAAGTAGCGGCTGGTGTGGTCGACTACGGCAAGGCCGGAAAACTGGTAATCACTTTGGACTTCAGCCAGATCGGTGAATCGCACCAGGTGAAGATTAAGCACAAGCTCGATTACAAGGTGCCGACCAAGCGCGGTACTCGCAGCGAAAACACCAGCCTCGACACGCCAATGCATGTTGGCACCGGCGGCCGCGTAACTCTCTTCGCTGAAAAGCATGAACAGCTTTTCAGCCGAGACGACGCGCCGATCCCTAAGCGCACCTGATTCATTCCGCTCACCCTCCCTCCGCAATCCAAGGAAATAAGCGATGTCACTTACCAAAGATGCAATTCAGCTGATCACCGATACGGCGCTTGAAGCAAACGGCAAGAAGCTGGAAACACTGGTCCCAACCGTGGTGCTGCCGGAAAGCTCGAAAGTCATCGACTTGGAAAGGTTCCAGGCCGGGCGCAGCCGCTTCCGTGGCACCTATAGCACTCACTCGCTGGCAGACTTCAGCGCCTACGTGGTGGAACGCGCGGCGCTTGGTGCCCGTGGCTTCATTGATCAGGACGCAATGAGCTGCGTGCTGCTGTTCAACCTTGGCACCGCAGAAGTACCTGGCCACGCTGATGATCGTGCCGTCCTCAAGTTGAAACCGACCGCAGGTTACACCGCCGCCCAGCAAATCGGCGGGCGCGGCATCAGCCAGAAAGACTTGAGCGATTGGATCGAAGACTGGCATCAGTACCTCACGCCAGTAGACGAGGCTGGCAACCCAATCGCGGTGGCCAAGGCAATCGCGGCCGTTCGCACGATCACTATCAAAGCGTCCAGCGAATCGGAGAGCACGGTCGGCGAAACCCGCGCCAGCCGCAGCGCAATGGACCAAATTGAAGCAAGCAGCAAAGAGACCCTGCCAGTCTCGCTGCAATTTCGCACGGTTCCGTTCGAAGGCCTGACCGAACAACAGATAACCCTTCGCCTATCGGTCATCACCAGCGGTGCGGTGCCGGTGCTGAAACTGCGCTGGGTTGGCGAAGAGGTCCAGCGCGAAGACATCGCGCAGGAGTTCAAGACGGTGCTTCAGGGCAAAATCGGCGAAAGCGCGTCGTTATCCATCGGTGCTTTTGATCCGAAATAATTAAGAGATGCTTCGAGCACCCTCAGGTGCTCGAAGTTATATACGCCCCTTTACTATGGGGAGCGATTGAATGGGAAAGATTTAACGCTTAGTTCTTTTGAACAGAGTGAACTAGCAACTTCCACACAATAGGACTGCGATTAGGGTGCTGATGATGGTTTTGAGGCGGCAGGATATGACCGCCCGCAATTGAAATTTCATCCTCACAATTCTTACACCTGTAGATACCAGCCCAAGGCGCAGCATTTCCCGGACCAAGTTCTTTGTCGAACGCCACATCATCGCTTTGAACTAAAAGATTACCGTGCTTGTAAAGAGCCATATATTTTTCCTTAAGTAGAGGTTTGTATCCTTCCCGGGTGCTCAAATCAAACCACTGATATCACAATGACTGCAATACTGGTCATACATTCACGTAACGATATTTCATAACTACTTTTTAGCTCGCGAATCACGCCAGCCGGCGAGGATCCCCTATGTCCGCACAACAGAAGAAACACCCCTTCGATTTCAAAACCCAATACGGACTCGGCTTCAACCCTCAGGACGATGAGATCGTTGTCGACTTCTTCTGCGGTGGTGGTGGCGCCGGTACCGGCTTGGAAATGGGCCTGGGCCGCGCTGTGAACGTGGCGAAGAACCACAGCCCGCAAGCAATCAGCATGCACACCATGAACCACCCTGGCGCCCAGCACTTCACCACCGACGTGTTCGAGGGTGATCCTGACACCGAGTGCGGCGGCAAAGCCGTGGGCTGGTTCCACATGTCGCCGGATTGCACCCACCACAGCCAGGCTGCCGGCGGCCAGCCGCGCAAGCGCGAGATCCGCAACCTGTCGTGGATCGGGCTCAAGTGGGGAGGCAAGAAGCGGCCCCGTGTGATCAGCCTGGAGAACGTGAAGCAGATCCTGCAGTGGGGCCGGCTGATCGCCAAGCGCGACAAGGCCACGGGCCGCGTGGTCAAGCTGGACGGCACTATTGCCACACCTGGCGAAGTCGTGCCGGTGGGCCAGCAGTTTCTGATCCCAGACCCGAAGCAGCGCGGCCGCACCTGGCGCCGCTTCGTGGCCTTGCTGGAAGGCATGGGCTATGTCGTTGAGTGGAAGGTGATCAAGGCCTGCGACTTCGGCGCACCGACCAGCCGGGAGCGCCTGTTCATGATCGCCCGGTGCGACGGTCAGCCAATCGTATGGCCGGAACCCACACACGCCAAGAACCCGATCAAGGGCCAGCAGAAGTGGAGGACGGCCGCTGAATGCATCGACTTCACTGACCTGGGCAAAAGCATCTTCGGCCGTAAGAAGGACCTGGCCCCGGCCACCCTTCGGCGCGTTGCCAAGGGCATGAAGAAGTTTGTGATCGACAGCACGGCGCCGTTCATTGTGCCGATAGCCAACTGGTCGGGGGAAACGGTGCAGTCGTCCGACGAACCGCTGCGCACCGTCACATCCTACCCCAAGGGCGGCGCCTTCTCGGTGGTGAGCCCGATCATCGCACCGGCGACGCACCAGGGCAGCGATCGCATCAATGACCCGCTCGAGCCGCTGCCGACGGTGACCTGCGCGAACCGCGGCGAGTTGACGCTTATAAGCCCAACGTTGATTCAATCGGGCTATGGCGAGCGCCCTGGACAGGAACCACGGGTTCCTGGCCTGGACCAACCGCTGGGCACCGTGGTCGCCGGCGGCGTCAAGCATGCGCTGACCAGCTCAATTTTGGTGGGGGCCGGTGGCCCGGTGTACGCCGGAAACCCGGTAACAGCAGATCAGCCCGTCGGCACGCTCATGACCCGTAGCCACCGCGCGGTCGCATCGGCCTGCATCGTCCAAGCTGGGCATGGTGAGGGTTCCGGCGCAAACAAGCGGCGCTCCCACGGGGCGAACGACATCTGCGGCCCTATTGGTACCGTCACTGCCAGCGGCGGCGGACAGTCCGTCAGCACAGCGGTGATGATCCAGGCCAACGGCGGATTCAACACCACGCACGCCAAGGGCATGCACGAACCCATGACGACGGTCACCAACACTGGCAGCCAGCAGCAGCTGGCCGTGTCGAACCTGGTGCACCTGCGTGGCAACTGCTACGCGCGGGACGTGAATGACCCACTGCACACAGTCAGCGCCGGCGGCCAACACCACGGTCTGGTGAGCGCGTTCATGGAGCGGGCATTCGGCGGCAGCGTGGGCCAAGGCCTCGAAGAACCGGCGCCGACCATCACAGCTGGCGGCGGTGGCAAGAGCTCGCTGGTGTCACTCACGCTGTCGCCAGAGCACGAAGCCGGTGCACTTCGCGTCGCCGCCTTCCTGATCAGCTACTACGGTACCGAGAACATCAGCGCATGCGACTCGCCGGCGCCGACGATTACCACCAAGGACCGCCTGGCCATGGTCACCGTAATGGTAAAAGGCACGCCCTACGTGATCGTCGACATCTGCCTGCGGATGCTGAAGCCGGCCGAGCTGTACAAGGCACAGGGCTTCCCCGCCGACTACATCATCAGCCACGGAGCCGACGGCAAGCCGTTCACCAAGACCCAGCAGGTGCACATGTGCGGCAACAGCGTCAGCCCACCGCCGATGGCAGCACTGGCCAGGGCCAATGACCCATGGAGGATCAGATCGGTGAACTCGCTGGCGGCTTAGTATCTTCCGGAAAATAAAAAACGCCTGTGAGATAGCTTTTGTTAATTTCAGGCGTATTTCCATAAGCGTCTACTTCGACAGATCACAGCAAGCCCGTACGGATGATCACAGTGATCAAGCGAATTATGGCAGCGATCAGGTTAATCCACTCGGTCAGTCGTTTCATGCGGCGTTGCTCCACCTTGATTTGAATGCCAAGGCTGGCGTCACGACTGTTTGCCAACGATAAAAATAGTGAATTTCTCCCGCTTACTCCCCCCACTCCACTGACCGGGCATGGCCCGGCAAGGACTCCCCATGCCTACAGAAAACAAACTGGCTGATCCATTCGGCCCGCACGGCCGTACCTTTCACATTCACCTAAGCGTGCGCGGGGCAATTCGCGATTTCAGCAAGCGCCAGCTCACCGGCTTGTTCCGCCACGCCGACGGCACAAAGTGCACCGCCGACGAGGCGATCGATCATCTTCTCGAAGCGCTGGCCTACGGCAAAGAGGTACTTCCCTTTGGCCCGCCGTGTGAAGGCTTCGATTTCTCTGGCAAGGGCTGTCCCGGACACGACAACCCGCCGACGGTTGTGAATGCCCATGATCTGGTAACGAGGGAAGAAAAACGGCTCAGACCTGATCCGTTAAAGAGGTGCTTGTAGAGTTAAGAAAGGAGTTCCAGGCATCGAACGCAGCTTTATGGTCGCTCGTTGCTTCCTGCCATTCTGGGCCGCTCACATTTTTAGAAGCGACCAGCATCATCATTTTGGTGGTTGCTGCATCAAGCTGGACAAGCAGCTTGTGAGACTCAAAGCGGAAATCGTCAATACCGTTCATTGAAAAGCCTTTCGATAGGTCTCTCCGGAAGCTCCGTGTTTTATTCCTATCGAAAGGAAGACAAAATGTTCGGACAAACGTTCCGTAATGCCTGAGAACCGCTACCTCTCTGCTTGCTTTGAGCCTGCTCTGGGCAAGCTCTCAGTTTTTCGGCCCTTGACGGATTTGGTTCGAGCAGGAGATTGCAACCTCGCCCGCTCAAGTCCCCAAGCCAATGCTTTTGTCATCGTTTCGCCGGGTAGTGAATCAAAGGCTTCTTCAGAGATAACTGCGCCTTTGTCCCCGTAGACCCCTATGAACAACTGAGTTCTACCAAGTAGAGACATACGGACTTGCACGTTCAGCACCGTGCCGTCGACTTGTCGCTCATCCACCGAGCGAGTGTGAAGAGTTTGGTCGGCCCAGTCCCAGTAAACGTTGCCTCGTTTTCTCATCTGTGTAGCCCTGATATTAAGGCCGCGATTATGCGACCGAGGCGAATGTCAGCGATATACCCATTCAAAAAGATTTTTTAATCACCCCCAACCTATCCAAAGTCAGCCGCTATAGCGGCAAGGACGAAGTCATGCCTGCACAAAAGCCAATCATCATGTTCGACGCACCAGAAGCCGCCAGCCTGAAAACGATAACCGGTTGGTTTTCTGCTGATGGCCGTTTCTTCGGTACCGACGAGAACCTCGCACGCTACTGCGGCGCTACTCATCGTCGCTGCGACGTGGACCCTGATCATCCAATCTACGAGCTGAACAGTTCCTGCGATGAGTGCTGTCACGCCCGACGCCAAGCAAAATTCGCGAAAATGCCGGTCAAGGAATGGGCCGGCGAGCCGCTGGTTATCTTCGATGGCGACCAATACTTCTTCGACGAAGACAGCCTGCGCGACTATTTAATTGATAGCGATGTCGAGCTGGCCGACCTGCAGCTCTGCATCTGCGAACCGAACTACCCCAGCCAGATCGACCCGACCGACCATTTTTGCGATGACCTGCCGGAGGACGGGGAGATTCGCGACGATCAGTTGCTTGCGGCTTTCGAGTTGCTCAACGAGATGATCCGCCAGTCCGAGCCCCTGTCGTGGTCGGAAGGCGAGTACGTCGCACAACTCCCGCAATCGCTCATCGATGAAATCGCCGCGGCCAGAGCAGCAGCATGCGAGGCCAGCCAATGACCGGAATTAAGGAACGCCCCATCCTGTTCTCGGCGCCGATGGTGCGCGCCATCCTGGAAGGCCGGAAGACGGTCACGCGGCGACCGGTCAAGGTCCAGCCGCACATTGATGCCAGTGGCAATTTTTGCGTAGGCAACTCCAACTACGGCCAGGACGGCTACGGTAAGCCTGTAACCAGGCACTTCGTCAACGGCTGCTGCCCCTTTGGCAAGCCCGGCTACCGGCTGTGGGTGCGCGAGACCTGGGGCGTCATCAGTCACGACTTCGATGGGCATGAAAACATGATTGATTGGGAGCCTGATCGACCGGCCTCTCCAATTCGCGAAATGCCCTTCGGTAAGGGCTACTACTCAGGCCACGTAATCTACCGTGCCGACGGCGAGGCGGTATGGTCCGGTGACGATGACGGCGGCGGAGATGATCGCTCCGCCTGGAAGCCAAGCATCCACATACCCCGTATCGCTAGCCGCATCCTGCTGGAGATCACCGACGTGCGCGTCGAGCGGCTGCAGGACATCACCGAGGAGCAAGCCAAGGCCGAGGGCGTGCGCCTGATGCGCGACGGCAGCGATACGTGGGTAGGTCGAGAAGGCCCTGGAAATCTCGTTACGCCATGGCCGACTGCCAAAGAAGCATTCAGCGACTTGTGGAATTCCATCAATGGGCCGCACGCATGGGAAGCCAACCCCTGGGTCTGGTGCGTGAACTTCAAGCGGGTGACGCCGTGACCGCCACTCTCTGGTTCGCCTACGTCTTTATCTACAAGGGGCCGAGGCCATGAAACAGCATCGCGTTTTGATCGGCGACTGCATTGAGTCGATGCGGACGCTGCAGGACCAGTCGATACACACCTGTGTTACATCGCCGCCCTACTTCGGTCTCCGGGACTACGGCATGGCCGGGCAGATCGGTCTGGAAGAAACTCCTGCTGAATTTATCGCGCGCCTGGTGGAGGTCTTTCGCGAAGTGCGCAGGGTTTTGCGTAATGACGGAACGCTATGGGTAAACATGGGCGATACGTATGCATCAATCGCCGGGGGTTACGCACCTGGTGGTTCCGCTGGCAAACACGACATGGTTTCTCAGGCTACGCGCGGTGCGGTATTGCGCGGCAAGCGCCGAGCTCCACCGACGGGTTTAAAACAAAAAGACCTGATGGGCGTGCCCTGGCGACTCGCCTTCGCCCTTCAAGATGATGGCTGGTACCTGCGCCAGGACATCATCTGGCATAAACCGAACCCCATGCCTGAATCCACCAAGGACCGTTGCACAAAGTCGCATGAGTACCTATTTCTCCTCAGCAAGTCACCACGCTATTACTACGACCAGGATGCGATCAAGGAACCTGCAGCGCTCAGCTCTATAGTGCGAATGGCGCAGGATCTCGAGCAACAGCGCGGGAGTGATCGCGTGCCCGGAAAAGCAAATGGACCAATGAAAGCAGTGCGTAGCAAGCGGGACAGTTTCAAGCGTGATGAATCAAAGCGAGAGCAGCCCATCCCTGGGCAGTCACTGGGAACACATAGGTCAGATCGAGAGGAAAGTGCCTGGCCCTTGGATACTCGTAACAAGCGCAGTGTGTGGACTGTTCCGACGCAAGGTTTCAAGGGTGCACACTTCGCGACCTTCCCTCCGGACCTGATCAGACCTTGCATCCTGGCCGGCGCCCCACTCGGAGGCGTCGTGCTTGACCCTTTTGGCGGTGCCGGCACTACGGCGGTGGTCGCCATGCAGGAAGGCCGCAAATCGATACTGTGTGAACTCAACCCGGAATACGCCGCAATGGCTGAACGCCGGGTCGCTGCCGCCTGGCTCGACGGTGCGGCGCAAATGGATGTCTTCCGCGACACCGTGCAACACCCAGCCGCTTAACCACAATCCCCCTACATGCCTGCCGGTGAGCGGCGGGCGAGGTATTCCCTATGGACAGTATTCATTTCCTGTCGCACGAAGAGGTGTGCACCCTTACCGGTGCAAGAACGAAAGCAGGACAGGTGCAGGTTCTTAAAAGAAACGGTATTCGGCACACCATCAAGCGGAGCGGTTGGCCTTGCGTAATCGCCAGCGCCATAACCGGCGAACCGGTCGCGGCATCAGCAGAAAAACCAAAATGGCAGCCACGCCTGGTGAGTTAAATGGGAAGGAAGCCAACAAACCCTGATAGCGTCACACGCCTCAGGAAGCGCAAGCAGCGCAGCGGGATCATCTATTACTACTACGACCTCGGCGGCTCTCCAAGAAAGGAAATCGCTCTGGGCAGCGACTACGGGCTGGCTATTGTTGAATACGCGAAGCTGGAAAAGAGCCGCACTTCGTCTGCCATGGTGCAGGCAGTACTGACGTTCGCCTATGTCGCAAAAATTTACATGGATGAGGTGGTACCGACCAAGAGCCCGGCCACACAGAAGGACAACACTCGGGAGCTTAAGCAGCTTCTGAAATTCTTCGATGATCCACCGGCGCCTCTGGAGGCGATCGAGCCTCAACACGTCGTACAGTACCTGCGCCAGCGCGGCAAGACGGCGCCAGTGCGCGCCAATCGCGAGAAGGCGTTACTTAGCGCCATCTGGAACTTTGCCCGCAGCAGCGGCTATACGGCCTTGGCCAACCCGTGCGCCGGCGTGAAGGGTCACAGGGAATCTGGACGAGATCAATACATCGAGGACGAGATGTTCGCCCTGGTGTACCAGCACGCCGAGCAGCCGCTGCGTGATGCACTCGATCTGTTCTACCTGACCGGCCAGCGGATAGCGGACACGCTAAAGATGGATGAGCGAGACATCCGCGACAATAGGCTGGCCGTGAAGCAAGGCAAGACGAATGCGAAAAGGAGGATTGAGATAACCGGAGAGCTGAAGGTGGTGATTGATCGAATCATGGCCAGGAAGGACGGGCACAAGATCCGCACCAGCAGGCTCATCGTTATGGATAACGGGCAGCCAATGACCAGCAGCATGTTGCGAGGGAGGTTTGACGCGGCCCGTGAGGCGGCAGGTGTTGAGAAAGGAGACTTTCAGATGCGCGATCTGCGCGCAAAAGCTGGCACCGACAAAGCAGAATCCAGCGGTGACATCCTGGAGGCTCGCGACCAACTTGGGCACACAACTGTCGTTATGACAGAGAACTACATCCGTAAGAGGATCGGCAAAAAGGTCACGCCGACCAAGTAAATTCTGCACCGCAATAGTTTTAACCCCCTTGAAAACAAAGGGCTGCAAGCGAGGTAAAAACTACTCATAGCGGTGCAGAATAGACTCTAACCTGTTGTATTTAAAAGAATAAATTGCGGACTTAAAATCCCCCGCTCGTAAGGGCGTCCCGGTTCGATTCCGGGTTCGGGCACCATCTTTTGTTCTACTGACGGCCATAAGTGTCCGTAGAGCCCTTTAAAACTCGCCCTCTGGCGAGTTTTTTCGTTTATAGCATTCCGTTGGCTTCCAAGTGACTCCGGCATTTTTAAGGGTAAGATTTGGGGTACAGGTCAGTTCGATATTAAGCCTTGATTTGTCTCAACACCGAAATCCTCCAGCAGCTTGATTGCGTTGGCTGTAGACAGGTGGCGGTTGTTCTTGTTGGTGGTGCGCAGTTTCAAAGCCGCGACCAGATCGCAATAGCGCTCTAGCTCCGCTTTTTGGAGTTTGCGTGGTTTGCCATGGTCAGCTCGATACGCTTGGCTTCCATACTGAGCCACTACTCGATACAACGAGGCACGACCGACGCCAAGCCGTCGAGCAATCTCTGTTGCGCCTGGTTTTTCTTCGGCCCGCAGGCGCTGAACTTCGGCAGAGTCAATTGAAGGTTTACGGCCCCGGTAAACGCCACGAGCTTTAGCGTCAGCAATCCCCTCAAGTTGGCGCTCACGTCGCAGGTTGGTTTCAAACTCTGCAAAAACGCCCGGCATGTCCAGGAAAGCTTTCCCTGCTGCGCTGAGCGTATCGATTGGTTGCTCAGTCGCCTTGAGACTGACTCCCCCGGTCTTTCAGTGTGTAAACGATGTCTTGAAGATCTTTGATGCTGCGTGCAAGGCGGTCAATGCGTGTAACCACTAGCGTATCGCCAGGGTATACCCATATAGGGCGGAACGAGCGCCCACAAAATGAGAGGCTTTGGGAAAAGTCCTGTTTACTTTCGATAGGCAACGCTCCAAGGTGCTGCCTGCAAATTACATCCTCTCGCCGAGATGACAAGAGGACAGTAGCTAAACGCCCCCATGGATCAGCATCATACAAATTTGATGGGTGACTACCCCAAATTGAAAACAGCCCTCGGAACAGGCAGGCGGACCTTAGGGGAGGTTCCGTTCCGTTGGGCTTCAAACCCCGAACCCCAGTGACGGAATTTTCTGGGTTTGCGGCTTAAACCCCCATATTGGGATTACTGCAATGCTTGAACCTGAACAACACACGCCAAAACCCGTACTGCGCAAGGTCGTAGGCTGGGTGCTGGTTTTGCCACTTCTCGCCTCGTTTGTGACGCTGCCCTTTCCCCTCAGTTTGTTCTTGGTGCTGGGAGTGATTGCAGCGTCGGCTTATGGAGTAAGGTTTGCCGTGCGCCACGCCAGCCGACGCGTCACCGTGTTCGCTTTGATTGTCACGGTGCTCAATGTGATTTCGCTGGTATTGATGGGTACGGCGTCAGTGCTCATGGCGCTCTACTCTATCTCCCGACTTTACCTATATTCGCATTATGCCAATTGGCTTTACTGGAACTTCTAG